CTAAATTACCTGAGTAGGTAGGTAGGTAATTGGCCACATTGGCATTGGAGTAATCGCCTGCTGGTAAATTAGTAAGTTGTGATCCATCACCAATAATAAAGTTACCACTAATATTACCTGTTGTTGTGACATTGCCAGTTAATGACGCCAAATTACCAGAATATGTTGGCAAATAATTAGCAACATTAGCATTGGAATAAGTGCCTGGTTGAACAGGTAAGTTAGTAAGTTGGCTACCATCTCCTAAGAAGAAATTAGCACTTACATTGGCTGTTGTGGTTACATTGCCAGTTAAACTGCTTAAATTACCTGAGTATGTGGGTAAGTAGTTGGCAACATTGGCATTGGAATAGTTTGCGACGATACCTGTTAACTGACTACCGTTACCAATAAAGAAATTAGCTTGAACATTAGCAGTAGTTGTAACGTTACCAGTCAATGACACCAAATTACCCGAATATGTTGGCAAGTAATTGGCCACATTGGCATTGGAGTAATCACCAGCAGGTAAGTTGGTTAACTGACTGCCATCGCCCAAGAAGAAGTTGGCAGTTACATTGCCTGTGGCAGTGATTTGTCCAGCTGTTGACAAGTTGCCCACTGTAGTATTACCAGTGATGCTGGCATTGCCCTGACTAATTAAGGAATCGTTAGCAGTGAGTGTGTTGGCTGTTACCCCAATGGCAGCAAAGTTTCCAGATCCATCACGTGCTACGATGGTATTTGCTGTTCTCGAACTGGTTAAATTTCTACCTTGTAATAAGTTGGCGTTTAAATTGGTAACCAACACATTTGAACTAACTTGTAAATTGTTAGCATTAATATTAGCAGTTGTAGTAACGTTGCCAGTAAGTGACGCTAAATTGCCAGCGTAAGTGGGCAAGTAATTGGCCACGTTGGCATTGCTGTAGTTACCTAAAGGTAAGTTGGTTAACTGACTGCCATCACCAAGTATGTAATTACCACTAATGTTGGCAGTGGTAGTAACGTTACCTGTTAAACTACTTAAATTACCTGAGTACGTGGGCAAATAATTGGCCACATTGGCATTGGAATAATTGCCAGGTGGCAAATTTGTAAGTTGACTTCCATCACCAAATATGTAATTACCACTAATGTTGGCAGTGGTAGTAACATTACCAGTTAAACTACTTAAATTACCTGTGTAGGTAGGTAGGTAATTGGCCACGTTGGCATTGGAGTAATCGCCAGCAGGTAAGTTGGTTAACTGACTGCCATCACCAAGTATGTAATTACCACTAATGTTGGCAGTGGTAGTAACGTTACCTGTTAAACTACTTAAATTACCTGAGTACGTGGGCAAGTAATTGGCCACATTGGCATTAGAATAAGTGCCTGGCTGTACTGGTAGGTTGGTAAGTTGTGAACCGTTACCTAAGAAGTAATTAGCACTTACGTTGGCAGTTGTAGTGACATCCCCAGTCAATGAGGTTAAATTACCTGAATAGGTAGGCAAGTAGTTGGCCACGTTGGCGTTACTGTAGTTTGTAACAATACCAGTTAACTGACTGCCATTTCCCAAGAAGAAATTAGCACTTACATTAGCAGTAGTTGTAACATTTCCTGTTAAACTATTTAAATTACCTGAATAAGTAGGCAAGTAGTTGGCCACATTGGCATTGGAATAATCACCTGCTGGTAGGTTGGTAAGTTGTGAGCCGTCGCCGATAATAAAATTACCTTGAATATTAGCAGTGGTTGTAACGTTACCGATTAATGAAGTTAAATTACCTGAATAGGTAGGCAAGTAGTTGGCAACATTGGCATTAGAATAAGTTCCTGGTTGAACAGGTAAGTTGGTAATTTGACTTCCATCACCAATAATAAAATTACCTTGGACGTTGCCGGTTGTTGTAACATTACCAGTCAAACTTGCTAAATTGCCAGTGTAAGTGGGCAAGTAATTGGCCACATTGGCATTGGAGTAATCTCCAGCTGGCAAGTTGGTAAGTTGACTTCCATCACCAATAATAAAATTACCTTGAACGTTGCCTGTTGTTGTAACATTGCCCGTTAAGCTGGCTAAATTACCTGTGTATGTGGGCAAGTAGTTGGCAACATTGGCGTTACTGTAGTTTGTAACAATGCCGGTTAACTGACTGCCGTTGCCCACAAAGAAATTGGCTTGTATGTTGGCAGTTGTAGTTACATTACCAGTTAAAGACGCTAAATTACCGGTGTAAGTGGGCAAATAGTTGGCCACGTTGGCATTGCTATAATCGCCAGCAGGTAAATTGGTTAGTTGACTACCGTCACCTACAAAGAAGTTAGCAGTGATGTTGGCAGTTGTAGTTACATTACCAGTTAATGCCGCTAAATTACCGGTGTAAGTGGGCAAATAATTGGCAACATTACTGTCGGTGTAACTGCTTACTATGCCTGTTAATTGGCGACCGTTGCCCACAAAGAAGTTGGCATTAATATGACCTGTTGTAATTACATTACCAGTTAAATTGGCTAACTCACCGGTGTAAGTGGGCAAGTAATTGGCCACGTTGGCATTACTGTAGTTGCCGTTGGGCACATTGGTCAGCTGACTGCCATCACCAATAAAGAAATTAGCAGTTACATTGGCGGCTGATAAATTTCCAGTGTAAGTGGGCAAATAGCTGGCCACGTTACTGTCATCGTAAGAACTAACAATACCTGTTAATTGTCTGCCGTTGCCCACAAAGAAATTGGCGTTGATATGACCTGTAGTGACCACATTACCAGTTAAACTATCTAGGCCACCAGTGTAAGTGGGCAGAAAATCAGCAACATTAGCATTGCCATAGTTGCCTGAAACATTGGCCACCGCAGAAGTTATTGCTGCATTTACTTGTTGGCTAGTAGTGGCATCAGTGCCCAATACTCCATTAGCTAGTCCACCTAAGTTAGTTGATACCGGAAAGTCAAATCTTGCGGCCATAATTTATTTTTCTCTTAAAAATTTAATTTAAACATTAGTCCATGTGGAGCCATTGTAAACTGCTATTTTTGCGTTGCCAGTGTCGTAAGCAATACTTCCAGGCAGTGCGTCTGTTACTTGTGTTGTTAATTCAGCAAGACTAGCATAGTTGGGTAATCTTGGCACACCAGCAAATACTTCACCACTGGTAGTGTTGTAGCACATGGCTTGCCCAGTGCGAGATTGATTGTATGCCATTGGTTTAACAACCAATGTATTAGCGCCAGCTGAATCTAAAGTTGTGTTGGTGCCGTTGATTACAATACTCTGCGCAGGTTGATTATTGGGAGCGGCATTGGCTCCAATAGCAATTGCATAACTGCCTTGACCTATGTTACCAGCTGTGTGGCCTATGGCAATGGCATATGCGGCCTGTGTGTTGGAAGCAGCATTGGATCCAATTGCAATAGCGTTGGCGCCCTGATCAGCAGAGCCTGCTACAAAGCCCATTGCTACTGATAGTAAGCCTTGACGAACTCCGCCGGCTTGATATCCAACTGCCACTGCCCCCGAACCTTGTCCTGCTTGTCCTGAGCTTGATCCAAGAGCAACTGCTCCTCCACCTTGATCGTTAATGCCTGCTAAATCGCCAATTGCAATACCTTTTGAATTGCCAGTGCCCGCACGTGAACCAATGGCAATAGCCATGTAACCATGTCGGTCTCGTCCGGCCCCATCGCCAATAGCAATACTGTATCCTTCAGATCCACTATTGCCTGCACCTTTTCCAATGGCTATTCTATTGTAAGCTGGCACTGTGATATTGGGATTCGCCCCAGCATCTTGTCCAATAAAAACATCACTCATTTCACTTACTACGCCAATACCGCCGGTGTATGTTGGCAAATACGCAGCCACATTGGCATTACCATAGTTGCCACCAGGCAAATTAGTAAGTTGACTACCATCACCGCGGAAATATGTACTGACTGTGGTGCCTTGAACTGTGACTCCGTCTTGACTAAACACCGCAACATTGGGTGTATCGGCAATCTTAACGGTCATAGGACCGTCTGGTTCAGCAATAGTGGTTCTACTGTTGCCGTTAAATAGGTTATTGTCTAAAATATCTACATATTTTTTTGTGGTACTGTCGGTGTCTATCTCACCATTGGCCAAACCACCTAATATTGTGGGAATGGGAAAGTCAAATCTAGCAGTCATGTTCGGGTATCCTTAGTAATTACTAATATTTAGCAATTTTTAGACTTATTTTACCATATTACGGTGTTATTTGATAAAACGCTTGACAAAAAACATAAATAAGTGTTACAATATAAACATAATATGAACTTGACTTTTAACCATTCCTCTTTTAACAAGCAACCAATAGGTGGCTCGCTACAGTATTGGCCCGCGATTTGCTTAACAGCCATGGGGAATATCAATAGTTTAGATCGTGTATCAGAACTTTATGGCAGGGTCCGAAAAGGATACGATAGTTAATAAAAATTTAACATCATTACTTTTAAGGACCCTAGGACTAAAAACCCTAGGGTTTTTCATTATCGATAGGAAGGAAAAATGAACATAGATTACAGTAAATTAAATGAACGAATTGTAAAACAAGCATATCACGTGTTGGACGCTGTGGCTAAAAAACAATTGATTCAAGATAAGATAGACCGAGCAGATGCTTTGATTAAATCAAGAGAGGCATCTGCGAGGGGGTCAAAATACCCCGCAAGCAGATAAGTGGCTTGAGGTAGTCTTGTCAACCGGGGCACTAATACCCCAAACAATTTTTGATTGACTTTTAATCGTAATTGTTGTATAATGTTAGTAGTGAGGTGGGAAACGAGATCCTGAAACACTTAAAAACAAATGGGCGGACAGTACGATGGAATCTCTTTTGTGAGACTAAAAACTACTGTGTAATAAAGCACACTTGAATAAATGATGGCGTGCCACACTTGCCTAATCCGTGAGTGGTAGTGTGCTTTATTACACACATTCTAAAGAGTGTGTAAATATTTGGAGAGTTGGCCGAGCGGTTAAGGCAACGGTTTGCTAAACCGTCACTGGGTGACTGGTGGATAGGTTCGACTCCTATACTCTCCGCCAAAATAAATAATTTTATGAAAAAATATGACCACATTTATGTCAACGGTGACAGTTATTCTGCTAGAATGACCAACCAACAAGTCTACAGTGATTTTTTACGAAAAAGACTGCAACAATTTGTAATAAATCAAGCCGTTATTGGATCTAACAATAATAGAATATTTAGAACTTCTATTGAATCACTGATTAAATTAAGACAAGCATCACCTGATAATGAAATACTGGCTATCATAGGAATAAGTTTTGTAACACGAGACGAAATATGGTACGAAGACAATGACCAAAAAATTCTGTCAAAGATTCCAGATTTAAATCATTATCCTGAATCAAAATTAATCACCGCAGATTTTTTACTCAGTGACAATATGTGGAGCACTGCCAAGGCTATTTTACTTGATTTAAACATAAACAGACAATTAACCCATTTTTACACGAATTTGTTTATGTTTGTAAACACATTAAAAATGTACAACATAGATTATCTTATTTTTTCAGGAGCAAATAACGAAAATTGGGGCAATGCTCAATGGAATTATTTAAAATCTTTAGAAATGTTTAAAATATGCGGCACTGATAGCAATATCATAGACCTGCATAAATTTAGTATTCCTAAATTCGCAGAGACAAACAATATTGCCACAACATCAACTGGTCATTTACTAGAAGATGGGCATGAAAAATTTAGCCAGTTTTTATTAGACAAACTTGATTTTAAAAACTAGTACAGAATTGTCCGGCCCTCTAGGTCTCCTAGAGACTAACGGTATTGCTGGGATTTACCAGTGAACCTGTCAGACGTGGCAGGCTACGGGCATCTGGTGGGATAACCACCAACTAATACGGGCGGTTAGTTAAATGGGATAACACTGGCTTTGCAAGCCGGTATTGAGAGTTCGATTCTCTCACTGTCCACCAAACAATGCGGGCGTAGCTCAGCTGGTAGAGCACTACCTTGCCAAGGTAGATGTCGAGAGTTCGAGCCTCTTCGCCCGCTCCAAACAATGTCTCCCTAGTTCATGTTGGCAGAACATCGGTCTCCAAAACCGAAGAGCGCGGATCGTCACCGTGGGGGGACGCCATAATAGAAATGTAGCATAGTGGCTAATGCACCTCCTTCATACGGAGATTATCACTGGTTCGAGTCCAGTCATTTCTACCATGCCTCGTTAGTTTAATGGTAGAACTCCATCCTTACACGGTGGTTGCGGTGGTTCGATTCCATCACGAGGCACCATCACCCAGTTAGCTCAAAAGTAGAGCACACGACTGATAATCGTGCGACAGAGGAGCATTACCTTTACTGGGTACCAAACACAGGGTCTTTAGCTCAATGGAATAGAGTTCTGGTCTTCGAAACCAGCGGTTGGGAGTTCGAGTCTCTCAAGACCCACCAAATTTATTTAAAAAGGAGAAGTAAAATGATGAAACCAAGAAATCCCTTTGCCATAGTGGTAAAGAAACGGCGGGCGGGCTCGCACCGCAAGAGCAACAAGGCTCTACGCAAACAAGAAAATCAGGAACACCGGAGTGTAATTCAACGGCAGAATAGTCGACTTTTAATCGATCAATCAGGGTTCAAGTCCCTGTGCTCCGACCATATTAAAACACATTGACACTTGGGTCCCTGGCAACAGGAACGATGTCTCAAGGCAAGTCAGTGTGTTTCAATATGGTGCTTTAGCTGATGTGGTCATAGCGGTAGCTTGAAGAGCTATGGAACTAGGTTCGATCCCTAGAGGCACCACCAATCTGTTGAGCTATAGTGTAATGGTAACACTACAGATTTTGATTCTGTCATTCTAGGTTCGAGTCCTAGTAGCTCTGCCAAACGCTGGCTATAGTATAATGGACAATACCCGGGACTTCTAATCCTGTAATCTAGGTTCGATTCCTAGTGGCCGGACCAACTATGGTGTCATTGGTGTAATGGTAGCACCCCGGATTGTGAAGCCGGTAGCAAGAGATCGATACTCTTATGATACCCCAGTATAATTTAAGAAAGCAAAAATGAAATTTAATATTCCACACATAAAACAATTTATAGACGCACAAGGTCCCGACACCCGTATCTATATTGGTGTGGACAGCGAACGAGTGCGTGGCGATGACAAACAGTGGTACGCAGTTTACACAGCGGCCATTGTGGTACACATCAATGGTAACAATGGGTGTAAATTGTTTGGAGAAGTGTCTAGAGAACGTGATTATGATCGTGTGGATCGGCCCAATACAAGACTCATGATGGAAGTGTACAAGGTCAGTGAATTGTACTTGAAACTGGCAGAAGTATTAGAAGGTCGTGAAGTAGAAGTTCATTTAGATATTAATCCCAATGAACATCATGCCAGTAGCAATGTGGTGGCGCAGGCCATAGGCTACATTCGCGGTACTTGTAATGTTATTCCTCTGGTCAAGCCCAATAGTTTTGCTGCCAGCTACGCAGCAGATCGCATGCGTGGCTTGCGTGTGGTAAACGGTTAATGCCCCGGTGGCGAAATTGGTAGACGCACTTCTCTCAAAAGGAAGAAGGAAAAACCTAGTTGTGAGTTCGAATCTCATCCGGGGCACCAAATACGGTAGACAGCATTGGTATGCGGCGGGCACTTATAAAGCTCGGAGACTGGTCAGATGGGCTGGAACGACAGGGTTCGAATCCCTGGTCTACTACCAAGCATTAAGGAGAGTTGTCTGAGTCTGGTTTAAGGAAACAGTCTTGAAAACTGTCGACTGTTAAAGGTCCGTGGGTTCGAATCCCACACTCTCCTCCAAGAACAACACTTAAACTCGGTGTGGGAAAGTCTGGTTTAATCCGCCTGCTTTGGGAGCAGGAAAGCGAAGGTTCGAATCCTTCTACCGAGACCAAATTTGGAGTAGAAGCATCAATGGTGATGCAGTGGACTGTAAATCCGCCGTCTTAGACATGCCTGGTTCGATCCTAGGATACTCCACCAATCTGTTGAGCTGTAGTGTAATGGTAACACTAAAATAAAAATATCTTTGTGTTGAGATAAATACATATATAAAAAATATTAACATTATCGAATGTATGTCTCTGACAAGAAATGAGAGAAAAAGTCATTTGAAATTACATGCTATTGCATATGGTCGCATTAGTCCATGGGTTATCTATAACTGTGAAAGCGGACAAAAGTTTTTATCTGAACTTAGTTCAGAACAAGTTGCTATGATATGGCAGTATATTGACTCTGATCACTGGCAGAAAAAATTTAAAGATTATCCAGAAGATCAGAAATATGCCCAGGAAATTTTACAGAAAGCAGGTTGGTAGTATGATTTATATTGATTTTGTTGGAGGATCACACGGCAACTTTTTGCAAAAAGTATTAAATAACCTAGTCAACGGTACAAAGGAGCTACCATTTGATAATACGGGAGCCGCACACAAATTCATAAACTTTTCAAAGACAATGTTTCAATCTGATCATTATTCGGTGTATAACAAACAGAAGAAATTAAAAAAAGTTATAAAAATAAATTTTCAAACATATAACCTTGTAAAATTGACGTGTTTACTTATGAGAAGAGCAAGTGGAACAGATATTGACGTTGATACTTTAGAAAACAATACTGTAGAAAAACTTTCAAATACGTGTTTTGAAGAGATGCTACCTATTATATACAATAGCTACAAGGCACAGTTAATAGATTATGCGACAACCCCATCGGTACCTAGACATATTTTGCGTGAGTTTTTTAAATTTGGATTTCTAGAACCAGAAAAAACCGGACTTATGGTACACCTAAGCAAGTTGCATTATCAGCCAGACGTACAATATATAGAATTTGAATTTGATTGGTTTTATAATTTTGAACATTTTGTAAACGGTATATCTCGCATCATTAACTTTTTTGACATAAAGGTCAAATATGACGACAATGATCTTAGATACTTTTATAATAATTTTATCAAAAACAACCAATACATAAATGTTGATACAGAAATGCAAAGTATTTTTGATATGATCTTACAAAATAAATTAGAAAAAATTCCTAAAATAAACCTTGTTCAGGAAGCATGGCTAAACGCACAATTAGAAAAAACATATAATATAGAAATGCCGTTTTGGCAGAATCAATACTTTACACACACTTCAGAGGTCATAGATTATATTAAGGAAAAGAAATCATGAGCGCAGATATCGATATTGACTTCGCAAGGCTAGAGTGATAATGTTAGACATGCCTGATTCAATCCCAGGATACTCCACCAGTTTTAACTGAAAAATATTGGTTGACATAAAATCAATATTCCTGTATAATAGTTGTATATTAAGTAATACAGCTCCTTAACAATTCAGGTAGGATACGGCACCCTGGGAAGGGTCGCTATATTGAAGCACATTAATTCTTGGTAGAGAAGCGATAGCGTGACTAGCTGCCTTCCCCGCCTGTTGAAACTGGGTAAAATGTAAATCCGCTAGTCACGGTTCCGGTAGTGTGTTTCAATATGGTAAGGTGGCCGAGCGGCCCAAGGCAAGTGACTGCAAATCTCTACAACCGTGAGTTCGAATCTCACCCTTACCTCCAAATTTGGTCCCATAGTATAGTGGTTAGCACGGCGCCCTGTCACGGCGCAGGCGGGAGTTCAATTCTCCCTGAGACCGCCAAGTTTTAAAAAGAGATTGTTCAGGCTCGCCCCTGTGGTAGTTAACAATCACTAACGCTGATAATACCTATGCGTTGCCAAGTTTTGCTCCCATCGTCTAGAGGCCCAGGACATCACCCTTTCACGGTGAGTACGCGAGTTCGAATCTCGCTGGGAGCGCCAGTTAATGTTTGTGTAGTGGCTACAATGGAACAACACTGAACTTGCTATGATACCGGTCGACGCAAGAGGTGCCATGAAGAGAGGGGCTACCGTGGATTCAAGCGCCAACACAAACACCCTAATGCGGGATTCGTAAAATGGCATTACCTTAGATTTCCAATCTAAAGTCAGGAGTTCGATTCTCCTATCCCGCTCCAGATTGACCGGTAAGTTGTAATGGTGTGTTAAATAAAGAAAAAGAGGAATAATATGCCTTGGATTGAAAATGTAGCAGCCACTAATATTTCTTCGGGGTTTCATTATGCCGCGGGACCTAACAGTATGTTGATCAGCATTATTGATCCTGAAGGCCGGCGGCCTCAAGCACAACAATATTTTAAAGAACGCCATGATTTTGAATTTTTAGACGCAGAAGATAGAGATGCCGTTCCAGAACAGCACAAAATTAGTCAAGCGCAAGCTCAAGAAATTGTGCAGTTATTAAAACATGCTTTGGATAATCGCATGAATGTTGTGGTACACTGTACCGCGGGTATTTGTCGTAGTGGGGCTGTGGTTGAAATTGGTGTCATGTTGGGATTTACTGATACTGAAAAATTTCGTAGCCCTAATCTTAGAGTCAAACATCAAATGATGAAATCATTGGGCTGGACGTATGAAGCGGATGAGACGCACAGCGTTAACGGTGTGGCGCTAACAGAAGATTGGACCAATAACAACGAAAAAGTTTTTATTCTTGCGGCAGAACGTCGCAAACGCAGGCAACAAGGTAACACTTAACGAAAGGAGCACACTATGCCAGCAGTATTTTTAGTATCAGACACACACTTTGGTCACGCTGGTGTATGTCGCTTTACTCGTAACGATGGTTGCACACCGCTTCGTCCATGGGATTCGGCAGATGAAATGGATGAGGCCATGGTTACGGCTTGGAACGATCGTGTTCGTCCCAACGACAAAGTGTACCATTTAGGTGATGTGGTTATTAACCGCAAGGCCTTGGGCATTATGCGCAGGCTCAACGGTGACAAAGTATTGATCCGCGGTAATCACGACATATTCCGTGATGAAGAATATCGTGAGCACTTCCGTGAGCTTCGTGCTTACCATGTGATGAACGGAATGATATTGAGTCATATTCCTATCCATTCTGAAAGTCTTGGTCGCTTTGGAGTTAATATTCACGGACACACTCACGCCAATCGTGTTATGTTGCCTGGATTCAATGGCAAAATTACCGACATTGTTGATGTGCGTTATCATTGCGTGTGTGTGGAGCAGACTCCAGACTTTGCTCCTATCCTGTTTGAAGACGTTATCAAACGGATTGAAGCAGAAGGCGGGCAAGTGGGCTTTAAGAACGGAAATGGTACCACGCAGGTGGTCATGTAAATGTGATCAGTGCTGACATCACCTTAAACACGGTCAGACGTATTCATAACATCGGTCAGTACGAAAACTGACGCCGGAATGAGACGAAAGTCGTATTATCGTAACCGGCACTAATTTAAAGACATAAGTATTCAAATGCTCCCATACAAGTTTATTAACATACCAAATTTTGATGAAATTCAACAGCAATTAATTTTGCTTGTGCCTAGTATTTTTAAAGAAATTAAAACCAGTGCGCATGTAGTTGAATCAGATGTGTTGTTGTCTGCGTGCCCGTCACTTAAAGATTTTTTAAAACAAAATTCTCTCGAGTGGGATATTGCTAGATTTTTCATGACAGGCCCACATGATTCTTTACCAATACACACCGATGGCAACAAAGAATATCCTAAATTTTTAGCATTGAATCTTCCAGTAATTGGGTGTGAGCATTCAACAATGAATTGGTGGAAACAAGCAACTTTTGTAGAGGTTATTTCCAATACAAAATATTATGGAACCGGAATGGATCTGTTTGAATCAGATTTGCCACCAACCTACAGTTTTGCGTTGACTGAACCGGCCTTGGTTCAAATCAACATACCGCATAACGTAACTAATATGCAGAATTATGAAAGAGTAATATTGTCAATTAGATTTAAATCTGACCCAGTAAACTTGTGGCACAAATAAATTTTAACGCAACGCAATATTAATAGAAATACTACCAAACTGCTTGACAAAATGTCGTACTGATGTTACAATGATTAGACTATTAACTACTAAGGAAATACAATGAAGATCAAAATTGACAGCCGCGGACCCGTTATTGACATGGAAAAATGTGTAAACAAAATGGGTGGGCGCTATGATTTGGTATTAATTGCCGCACAACGCCTACGTGAAATTAAACGTAAAGATCGTGATAGTCAAAAGTATTCTACTACAGTTGACGCACTAATAGACGTGCAGAATGGGATTATTGAGTTAAGCGATTACATTTTAAAAATTAAATAAGGAAACCTATCATGGCAAAATTACAAAAAACAGCAACAGAATTAAGTCGCACGCTGAGTGGGCAATGGACTAAATCTGAAAAACGTGCCGCAGTTAGTCGTAGCATTGCACAGGCCAATAAGCGTACACATGAAATTCTTAAAGCGTTTAAACAAAGTCAGTTTTTAAACAGATAGTATGAAATTATTCGAGGCCACAATAAGGACACCCGATGGTCGTGAGTTTAAAGACCGTGTGGGCGCGAACGACGTACACGAAGCCCGTATGCTTCTGCAACAACGTCACGGACCCAGAGCAGTGCCTTATTTGCCTCGAATGATTCCTAGTTAAAGTGGTATTGTGTAATGTTAAGATTTTGAGCGAAAGAATAAGCAATCCTAACTGTCAAGGAAGACACCACCCTGTTATTCAACCCACTACCTTAAAAGTAGAATCGTATGCTGACACGATTGGACCGCTATAATCAGGGGAGCTAACTACCGGGCTGAAACCTCGGGCTAATGGTTACTCTTAAACATTTGACAGTAATCTTAACAGTACACAACTATCGCGGGTTGTAGAAATGGCATCTTACCAGTCTCATAAGCTGGAGTTGGAGGTTCGAATCCTTCACCCGCAACCAAATATTTCTACTGTCTTAATAACAGTTAATAAGTAATACACAACACAAGGAAACAACATGGCAACTAAAGGTGGAAATCAAAAAACTCGCAAAGCAGATCCAATGCGTACCAAAAACGGAAAAGAACGTTTGGGTCCATTGAATGTGACACAGTTGGAAAAACTGTTGACCACAGCACGCAAAAAACATTTGGCAAAAATCACACGTAGAATTGCTGTAATTAAAAGTCGTCCAGCATATCGAGCACCAGTAGTAGAAGTAGAAGTAGTAGTAGAATAAAAAGTATGCCCCTATAGCTCAGTGGTAGAGCAACTGATTTGTAATCAGTAGGTCCCGTGTTCAAGTCATGGTGGGGGCACCAAAGTAACAATTCCTCGATAGCTCAGTCGGTAGAGCACATGACTGTTAATCATGGGGTCGCACGTTCAAGCCGTGCTCGAGGAGCCAAATAAAATACAATGACAACTAAAAAAACACCAACTAAAACAGTAGCAAAGAAAAACGTAGACCCGGGCAAGCCAATTCGCAGACCCCGAGAAAAACCCGTTGAGTCAAAACCGCAATGGGGGGCAATGTTGACTAAAGATCAATTACTTGACTTAATGGATCGTTTAGAACAAAAGAAAAAGGATCGCGAAATGAACAAAACCGCAGAAACATTAAAGAAAGCCTTGGAAAAGAAACAGGGCAAGACTCATGTGGATGGCAGTGATGCTACACCCACTACTGATACCAAAAAGAAAGTTAAAACAGCGCCACCTACAGGTAAAAAGCCGCCTACTCGCAGTGCTGGGCGCGGTAGATAAGTAATCAAGCAGACCGGTATCCATATTCTGCTTCCGCTGACCCGAAAACCGGATGGGCTGGGCTCACGGGGTTTACCAGTTTTCCTGACATATGAAAAACTGGCTTCAAATAGCACAATAGATCTACATGAATAATAGCAAAAAACTTATACTGGTAGGTAGTCGCAGAAATCTTTCTGATATTGTCTACACCGCAAAAGATCTAGGTTACGAAATAGTTGGCATACTCGACAAACATTATTTTGGTAATACTGATTTTATTGATAACATTCCTATCATAGGCAGTGAAGATGAATTGATGGATCCAAGTTGTCAATGGCGTAACTATGCATTTTTTCTAGCCAATTGGTGGGATGGCACTCAAGACTTATCTGGCCAAGGACATGATGGCGGTCAACTGCGCCAACAAAGAATAGATCTCCTAGAAAAAAGTAAAGTCAATGTAGTAAACCTCATACACCCCACCGCAACATTTTTTCACAAGTTTGACACCGTTACTATTGGCCGTGGCAATTTAATTTTAGGTCATGCCAAATTTACCAGTCATATTTCAATTGGTAATTACAACGTAATTGATTGGGATTGTAACATTGGCACTGAAACAACAATAAACAACAATGTCATAGTTGGTGCGGCCACTACCACAGCTCATGTCAGCTTGTTAGACAATACTAGAATCGGGGTTGGATGCATATTAATTCCAAGAAAAACCAATCATATGTCAATTGGACCCAATAGTGTAGTGTACATTGGTAGCACTTGTACCGTCAATGTTCCGCCAAACTCTGTTTTTACTATGCACGGTCGAATTAAAAAACGTATTCATCAAGTAAGTTGACAGATAATACAAATAGTGTTACAATAGCACTATGACATTAGAAGAATCCATTGATATTATTGAAGAAAGCGCCAAATACTACGGTATTGACAGCTTGACTATGGTGGAAAAACTGGTTAAAAATTACAAAACCTTGGACTCTTTTGGTCGAAAAACAATAGAAACCTTTATGGATGGCACTAAATCTGTTGACAAATAATCGTTTTAATAGTATAATGTACTTGTATTAAAAATTTAACCACTGTAACTAAACTTAAGGAAACACAGCCCATGTCCGAAACAAGACAAGTATCAGCAGTACAAGCCCGCAAGAGTTTATTAAAAGCGTTTTCTAAAAAACGTCCTATCTTTTTGTGGGGTCCTCCAGGAATTGGCAAGTCTGAGCTGGTAGCGGGCATTGCCGATGAACTCAAAGGTCACATGATTGACCTTCGACTGGGACAAATGGAGCCAACGGACATTCGTGGTATCCCATTTTACAACAAAGACAATGGTAAAATGGACTGGGCTGAGCCAGTGGACTTGCCAAGCGAAGAGTTTGCCAGCCAATACCCAGTGGTAATTTTATTTTTAGATGAGATGAACAGTGCGGCACCCAGTGTACAAGCGGCGGCGTATCAGCTAATTTTAAATCGACGCATTGGCAAATACTTTTTGCCAGACAATGTGGTGATTGTGGCCGCAGGTAACCGCGAAAGTGACAAGGGCGTTACTTATCGTATGCCTACTCCGCTGGCAAATCGTTTTATTCACCAAGAGATGAAAGTAGATTTTGCTTCATGGCAAGATTGGGCTGTTAATAATAACATTCACAAGGACGTTGTTGGTTATCTTAGTTTTGCCAAACAAGATCTTTATGACTTTGATCCCAAATCCAGTTCACGTAGTTTTGCTACACCACGTAGTTGGACTTTTGTAAGTCAAATTCTTGATGATGACGATGCTGACGATGACACAACAATGAATTTGATTGCTGGTACCGTTGGTGAAGGTCTTGCTGTTAAGTTTATGGCACACCGTAAATTTGCTGGTCGTATGCCCAAACCCGAAGATATCTTATCAGGTAAGGTAACTGACTTGGAAGTTAAAGAAGTATCAGCAATGTACTCTTTGGTAATCAGTATGTGCTATGAGCTAAAATCTGCTGTAGAACGTAAAATACCAGATAAAGATTTCCATACTATGGCTGACAATTTCTTCTCTTACATTATGAAGAACTTTGAGACTGAGTTGGTGATTATGGGATCACGTATTGCGCTGACAACTTACAACTTACCGTTCTTGCCCACTAAGTTAAAAACGTTTGATGAATTTCAGAAGAAATACGGCAAATACATTATTAACTCGCAGTAATTTTAATGGGGGCGGGGCAGTATTACACAGGGCTGTGTTCGCACCGCCCCCCATTATTTTAAAATCACATTTGGAGTACATATGACAGCACGCCTAGTTTATTCTAAACAAAATATGATGCCCATAGTGACAATATCAGATTACGATTGGTGGATTAATAACCAATCTGTTCTTGAAGAGTGGATATCAAAAAATTTACCACGTGGTATGGATCACGTAAAAGGCACTGTGCTAGAGTTTGACACTGATCATGATGCCACTGCTTTTATTATTAGGTGGGGCTGTGATTAATTATTATTACAAAATTCCCAGTGATATTACAGTGTTTGGTAAACATACCGAATATCTTGCCATCTACAACGTACACCCCAGTAATCGTGACTTCAACTGGAAGTTGCACGACGCAGCAGTATCTCACGCTGAACGTGTCTGGTTGGAAAATGCCAACGGGGTAACATTGGTCAAGGCACCAAGAAACGATACATCGTGGGGACGAGTTGATCCCAAGGATTTTTTGATGGTCAAGTTGCGCAGTAGGGATATTACAGCATTATGAGCGACGAGTTTTATCGTACACCTGAGGCTAGATTAGATACCATAATGGGTGACGATAAGACCTTTTGGCTACAGATTAAAGACGCAAAAAAAGATTACGACAAGACTGGTGGGTCAAAAGAATCATTTTTTCCTTGGCTATTAGATAATTATGGAATACAAGTAAACTTTGAAGGCATGTTAATAAACACCAAACGCGATGTGGTTGATGAGCAAAAATATCTAATATTTTTGTTAAAATATGGCGGCAATACATGAAGACAATTATCAAACGCAACTTAGTTATTTTTTGTAAACCAGATGACTGGACCAAACTAAGTACCAAATTGGTTGAAGATTTTGGCCCAAGTATTTTAATCAGCTGGAGAATGAAACGTGAGCTGGGGTTTACAGTTAGACGGCATCGTGGGTTGGTACCGATTAATATTGATGGAACGGATCCCCAAGAGGTAATAGACCCTAATTTAGCCTATAGATATCGTTACGAGCAACAAATACACTTGGATTTCTTTAATGAGGCCGCACACACGTGGTTTCAGCTTAAATATCTTTAGAAAACATAGATTTACAGTAATATTTGAGGTTGACTTTAATTCGTTAACGTGCTATAATATACAATACTTAGAACACAAGGATACACATGGCATCTACTACACAAAATAAAAAAGACAGCGATAAGTTTAAGGACTTGTGCGGGCCTACTGATACCAAATTAGACGCTGAGGTACGAGAAAAACTAATTACCGCTCGGGTAGGACTGCTATTACGAGCACCCTTTTTTGGTAACTTGTCTACTCGACTTAAATTAGTCAATGCCGATGAATGGTGTCCTACTGCCGCCACAGACGGACGTAATTTTTATTACAACTCTAGATTTGTTAATTTATTAAAAACCAAAGAGATTGAGTTTTTGTTTGGTCACGAAGTACTTCATTGTGTTTATGATCATTTTGGTCGTCGCGGTGATCGTGACCCACAACTGTTTAACATTGCCAATGACTACTGTGTCAATGCTGATTTAATTAAACATCGTGTGGGTGAAAAAATTACTACTGTGCCTTGCTTGTATGATCCCAAATATGATGGCATGAGTAGTGAACAAATCTATGACATCTTGTATGAAAATGCCGAGAAGATTGACATCAATGATCTAATCAGTAAAATGTTAGATGAACATTTAGAAGGTGAAGACGGCCAAGGACAAGGCGAAGGCGACGAAAAATCAGGCACCGGTCGTCCGTCAATTAGTCAAGCTGATCGAGATAAAATTCGAGACGAGATTAAGGAAGCTGTGTTGGCGGCTGCCAGTGCCAGCGGAGCTGGTAATTTACCGTTGGGAATTAAACGTCTACTGGAAGACATGACGCAACCCAAAATGAATTGGCGTGAATTGTTGCGTATGAATCTTGAGTCTACTATTAAAAGTGATTTTACTTGGATGCGTAGTAGTAGACGTGGATGGCACATGGATGCAGTTATGCCTGGTATGAAAAATGACGAGCTAATTGACGTGGCAATTAGTATTGACGCTTCGGGTAGTATTGGCGAACGTATGCTCAAAGACTTTTTGGCTGAAGTGCAGGGAATTATGGATAGTTTTCCAGCTTACAAATTACACATCGTTACATTTGATACCAATACTTACAATCCGCAAACATACGACAGTGATAATTTAGATAGTATTTGTGATTACGAAGTTCAAGGTGGTGGCGGCACTGATTTTGATTGTGTGTTTGAATATTTTAAAAATAACGATATTCAACCCAAGCGGCACATCATGTTCACTGACGGATACCCCGGCGGTTCGTGGGGCGATGAGCAATATTGTGACACTGTGTTTATTATTCATGGTAGTACTACTATTACACCTCCTTGGGGACAACACGCATATTACGAAGAGGAAACTCGATAATGGATCGTGACATGTTCCGAGATATGATGTCCTCGGAATGGTTAGTGAATAAAGCAAAAAGCAACGACTATTATGCTCAAAACTTGTATGCGGCCATGTGTAATGTGCGCTGGCAACCCAATGAAGTTATTACTATTCTAAAAGATGAGTATTGGTCCTGTAGTTGGCGGCGATCGGGGAGAATAGTGGCTGACCTATTGGGCAAAGGCGACTACATGGATTGGTATTGCTCTGGTATGGGCGGATTTGCTGCTCTTGCCGACGAAACCGACAATGATGCCAAAGAACTATTTGATCGCCTTGGGTATGTTCCAGAAGGCGAAATAACTGATGAAATTAGAGAAGATTTATTTAAACTGGGATGGACTCCCAGTGAATGGCCCGACAACTAGCGTAGTCAATTTTGCCAAATTAACACAGTAAGGTGCTAATTTACGCATAAAAAATATTAAATGGCCTTTTTTATGCGTAAATATGTGTATGGAAAACAATACAATTACTATCGGAGATCTAGAAACCGTTCGCGGTATTATTGAATTGGCTGTCAGTCGTGGAACATTCAAAGCATCAGAAATAGCTGACGTAGGTTCAATTTACGACAAGCTAACAGCGTTTGTAATCGAAACAACCAAGCAGGCACAACAGCAAGCCTTGGCCGCACAGGAAAATAAAGGAGAAGCACAATGAATTTTATGAGACACGTAGGAAAACATGGTGATAAAAAAGTAGCAATACTTTTTAGAGAAGTACCAGGCGAAGGCCATATGTGTTTGGTAATTTATCCAGAAATATTGCCGGCTGCTTGGCATGATGCTATTATGAAAGTTCTTGAAAGTGAAAAGGGTCAACAATCAGACGAGTTTGCCAACGCACTTCATGCGGCACTATTATCTGATGGCCGATTAATTCTTGAAACACTACACAATGAGCGTATGATTAAAAAAATTCGTTGCTCTGATGTTATTGTTACTCCCAATACCGATGCTAAAATTCGGTTGGATGAACTAAACAAAATGTTAAACGAAATGAAGTTGGGTGAAGAGGCCATTAAAAAAATGGCACAGAATGATGCTAGCCGCGGTATGGTGTCACCTGAAGTCAAACGTGGGGCCGAGGCTCGTTACAAAGAAGAACAAGCAGCACGTACCACTGCCGCAACAGCTGATCCGTTTACTGCCACACCCAACGGTGCTTTAACTGATCGACAAATTGCTGCCAATATGCTAACACAAGCCAAGCGTATGGAAATAGAAGCCAAAGGTATGATTGCCGAGGCCGCACGCATGAAAAAAGAAGCAGAAAAAATAACACCAGGAGTTAATCCTGCAGATGCCACATTACAACCTGAATCTGACGCACACGCCGCTGAAAAACGTGGCCGTGGTCGTCCAGCTAAAGCTAAGGTGGCGGTGGGTGATGCAACTAACTGATGACTATTTAACTCAGTGGGAAATAATTATAGCAGACGTAAACAAAACAGATGTCCCACTAGAGTGCATTAAAAAAATTGTAATTAAGTTAGAAGGCGGCAAACAACAAACAATCAATATCCATACTCTTAAAAAACAAGGCATGGAATTTGAGGAAATAGAACGTTTAGTATCACGTAAATTTGCAGAATTAGATCATCTTATTCGCGATGTAGACTTTATTGTTGATATTAAATCAGTTGTTGCCCTAGTACAGCCTGAAACCGACAAACTTTTAGGAAAACTTTGAAAGTAACCTTAATAAGCAGTAGCCAACCCAGCGCAACGTTAATTGATCAAGGCATAGTAAATGCTCAAGAGCTAGTTGCTTACTGCGCTAGGGTTAGTAATCCCTCTAATCAGTTAAACACAGAAACTTCTGAAAAGTTAATTCGATATCTTATCAAACATCAACACTGGTCACCATTGGAAATGGTTTCAGCGTGCGTTGAGATTGAAACAACTCGCGATATTGCACGGCAAATTTTACGGCATCGTAGTTTTAGTTTTCAAGAGTTTAGTCAACGCTATGCAGTAGCCGATTTAGGTTTTGAATTCAAAGAAGCTAGACTTCAAGACGATAAGAATCGCCAAAATAGTATTGAGATAGACAATCCTGGACTACAAATGAACTGGGAAACGCAACAAGACTATGTTATTGCTGCCGCACAACGATCGTATCGCTGGGCATTAGAAAAGGGCATAGCCAAAGAACAAGCCCGTGCTGTGTTGCCTGAAGGACTTACAGTTAGTCGCTTGTACATGCAGGGTACGTTAAGATCGTGGCTACATTACATTGAATTACGGTCAGGTCCTGAAACTCAAAAAGAACACAGAGAAATTGCCCAAGCATGTGCCGAAGCATTGTCTAGTATTTTCCCAATGGTGCGCGAGTTTCTTGTAAATCCCCAGTAAATATGTTACAATAGCATATGAATGTGATTAAGTTACACCAATTTAGAATGGGCGATGTAGAAGATATTGATATCTACATCGCTCAGCCCATTTATGAGTGGCAACAGACTGAAAAAGGACAATGGTGTATGCTTAATGCTAGCGACATAAAATACTGGACTGATCCTGATCCATATAGTTATGGGCATCGAGTGTCAATTACCGGCAATCTAGAGCAACCACAGGCGGTGGAATTTATTTTACGCTGGGGGCATTTAGAATAAATGTTTAACAAAAAAATACTGGTGCTGGGTAACGAAACAGTTGACACTGATTTACAAGTAACAGCACTTGCTACCAGCAACACCACTATTAACCACGGATTGTTGATTAATGAATTATCTGAAATCAGTCAACCAGGGTATTACCACACCACTGTGGTGGATTTAAGTCCAGGCGCAATTGCAAATCTAGCAAATAAATTTGATAAAATAATGTTATTAGATCAACCGCACGATAGTTATCCTCATGCCAAAACTCTATTGACTACTTTACGATTATGTCAAGACTTAGAACAGCTAGGGGTCAATGTTGAGTACAAAAACACATTTTCCGCTAAAAATATGTTGTACTGGCGTGACTATCTAAACAAAAATAAAAGTTTTTGTTTTTATCCTTTTCTTAGTCTAATAAATTATACAGATTTTACATCGCATTGCCCTAAAAAAGTAGTTCCTGTCAAAAAATTATCTGATATTCAAGACTGGAGTACTGATCCAGAATACAATATCATACGCAATAAAATGTTAAACGGTGAACTTATGCCTGAAAGGTGTAGTGACTGTTACGCTCGTGAGGCAGAAGGTCAAGAAAGCACTAGACAGTTTGAAACATTAGAGTGGGCACAACGCATAGGTGCAACATCAGTTGAAGATTTTTTAAAAATAAAATCACCGTTGATGTATGAAATAAGGCCCAGTAATAAATGTAATATTATGTGTAGAACGTGTGATCCACACCATAGTCATCTAATAGAAAAAGAATGGAAGTTAATAGGCTATCGAAATTACAAGGAGTTTAAGTTTAATAACACTCCATTTGACAAAATAGATTTTAAATCAGCAGTTAGTATCTACATTGGCGGTGGCGAACCTACTATTATGCCAGAATTTTACGATTTCTTACGTAAATGTATTGCTGACAATGCTACTAATTTTGAATTTAACATTGGATCCAACGGACTTAAAATTAGTGACACATTACTAGAACTATTAGATCATTTTAGTAATGTTTGCTTTGCATTAAGTATTGATGGATACAAACAAGTAAACGATTACATAAGATGGGGATCAGATTTTGACACGGTAATCGATAACAGTAGAATATTAAGGCAACGCGGGCACACTGTGTCGTTACAAACAGTTTTTTCCATGTGGAATATTACTCGAATGCATGAATTATTTGAATTTTATGATAGTGAATTTCCTGAATCAGGATGTTTAGTAAATGTTGCCACTGGGGAGGAGGATATTTTTATGCCTTACAACCACCCTTGCCCAGAAATGGTAATAGAATCTATGGAACTATGTCAAAAAACCAAAGTTTATTTTAACAACGGTAGAAGTATCAAAAGTCAAGTGGATGTGTTACTGGAATATTACAAAAACCCCATGTATCAAATAAATGTAGAACAATTGACTAAGTTTTACAAATTTAACGACATGTTAGATCAGTCTAGACAATCAAATTTAGTTGATTACATACCGGAACTAGCGCAGGCAAAAAATCAATTATGAAAATTTTAGTAACTGGAGGATTAGGATTTATTGGGCATAATGTAGTGGCATTATTAGAAGCTCAACGTCATACCTGTGTAATAACTGACACTCAAACCACATATGGGATAATACCCAAAACTGAATTAGATTATCTAATAGCTAATCGTCGCAAAAAAATAAAAACTGATAGAATTTACACAATTGATATTGTGGATCAAGCAGGAATTTCTTGGTTGATGCGTGAACATCAGCCCGACATTGTTATTCATCTGGCTAGTTTTCCAAGACAAAAAGTAGTTAATAAAAATCCTCAATGGGGCAGTCGCATCATGAGTGAAGGCTTACTTAACTTATTAGAAGCCAGTGTTGAGCACGGAGTTAAAAAATTTGTTTACATTAGTTCTAGCATGGTATACGGTAACTTCAGTAATGAATATTTAGATGGCATAGATGAAAACCACGAGTGTCATCCATTGGGACAATACGGCATTATGAAACTAGCGGGAGAATGGTTAGTTCAAGACTATCAACGTCGCACCGGGCTTAACTACACTATTATTCGACCCAGCGCGGTGTACGGTCCACTTGATGTAGAGGATCGCGTAGTCAGTAAGTTTTTACTTGCGGCCAGACACGGTGGCGAGATACAAGTAAATGGTGGCAACGAAAGTTTGGATTTTACGTATGTAGACGATGTAGCAGACGGAATAGTTGCCGCAAGTATTAGTGACGATACTAACAACAGCATTTACAATATTGCTCGAGGGCAGTCTAAAACTTTACTAGAAGCGGCCAAATTGGCAGTTGAACTTGCTGGGCAAGGAACAATTTGTGTTAATGATCCGGATAATAATTTTCCTAGTCGAGGACAATTAAATATCAATAAAGCACATCAAGATTTTGGATATGCTCCACAAACAAATATAGAACAAGGATTTAAAGAATATTATGCCTGGCTTGCAAATTCCGTTCACCGGACTTAAAAAACAATACAATAATCTCCGTACAGAAATATTAGATATTACTGACGAAGTATTGCGTTCAGGTCAGCTCATGAGCGGTAATTACACCGTTGAATTCGAAAACTGGTTAGCTAAACGCAATAATTGCAAATATGCCGTAACATGTCATTCAGGTAGTCAGGCATTAGAAATAATCGCTGAATATTATCGACAACAAACAAGTGTGACACCACCTAGAGCAGTGATTCCTAGTATGACCTATGTGGCCACTGCCAATGCATTTATACGTGCCGGATGGGAAGTGTACATAGCTGATACAGATCAGTATGGCATATTAGACAGCAAAAAAATACCTACAGATTTAAGCGTACACGCTATTGTGTTGGTAGGACTGTATGGCGCTAGTGTTGAGCAATTTAGTGATCGTTTTTGGTCTACTGAATTAATTATTGAGGACGGTGCGCAACACTGGTTGGCTAATAAGGGCATTCGCGTTGGTAATGCATGCGCTATCAGTTTTGACCCAATGAAAAATCTAAATGCTTACGGTAACGGCGGTGCTGTAGTAACTGATGATATTGATTTATTGGAATTTGCTAGGGAATGGACCAACAACGGCAAACCTAAACATACAAATATTGGAACCAACAGTCGCATGAGTGAAATAGAATGTGCGCAAATGATGGTTAAAACGCAACACATTGACTCTTGGCAACAACGTCGAGCTGAAATAGCTCGTTACTGGATAAGCCGATTAAAAAACAGCGGCATAAGAAGTTTGATAGATACGAAAAATTTTGAAACGCATGCTTATCATAAATTTGTTATTGAAACAGACAATAGAGATATTTTACAACGTAATTTAGATCTTAAACACATTGAAACAAGAATACACTACAAAGAACCGTTACATGAGTTACCTGCATACAGTTCTTACTCAAGTCCTGATATTTTAAGTGTATCCAGTGCATTAAGTAGACGTGTATTGTCGTTACCTATGTATCCAGAATTATCAGACCTCGAAGTTGAATACATCATTGATTCGGTGTTAGATTCCTCTTTATCATAGCATAACTAGCTAGCCAGTTCCAATCATAACTTTTTTTAAGTTCGACAAAATCTCCCCCAACCGCTTCATAATATTCTACAGCATCTTCTGCACCTTTTTGACTCCATTTTAAACTAGTGTGATCAACCGTAAGCCATTGGCGTAATCGATACTCGTTCTCTACGTCAGGTAATGAATGTTTCAATTTAATACATTCGCGAAATGCTGTACGCCAAGCCATCCAAGGACTTACATCATAATTGGCCATACCCGACAGGATAGGAACTACTTCATGCTCTTGATCTAGAGTAAAGTCTAGACCTTGTGCAGTATTTTCTAACACCAATTGTTTATTGTAAGCAATCATGGCTTGGTGACCATACACTAAATCGTTGACAGGATTGTGAGCATGAAAGATGTAGTGTTTAGGTTGTTGCATACGATCAGGTTGCCAGTCCCAATTAAAAGATGGATTGACCTCTAATTTAGCAAACACAGCAAAAAACCACGGAGTTGTTGACAACTGAGCAGCAGCTTGATAGGCTGATACACGACCATTGACTCCACTGCTACGATGTATGCGATTTTTAATTGAAGTATGTGGCAGTTGTAGCCAATTGTACTCGGCGTTGGGTTCACCGTTGTCTATAAACACTATGTCTAAAGGTTCATCGATAAACATGTGGCGTTGCGTGCGATCAATATGTGCGTAATCATAAAGTTGTTTTTTAATCACAGGAACACTGATCTTAGGTACAATGCAAACACTTGCCCCTGGACTCAACGGCACAACTGTTTTGGTTTTTTCTCTCCACAACGGTACAGATGGAACAGCTAGATTATCAATTGCTTTTTGTGTTGTGTAAATAGCCAATGGCCCTGAAAAATTTATAGTTTTAACCGCTTCAACGTGAGTATCAAAGTTATGATAAATTATTGGAAGCGGTCTTCGTAATACACTCGTACCCACAAAATTAATATCGTACCAATCCAATAGTTCTAATCTTTCTGTTCGCAATTTAAAAGTTGGCACATGCATAAAAAAAGTGTCGCCAAATTTTTGTCCGTCACTGGCAAATACATGTAACATAGTGGCTTGCCATTGCTCGGGATGCCAAGTAAAATCAAAATCTGTGTAGTCACAAATACTACTACATATCCATACAAATTCATGTTCAGGTGGCACTGTGTTAGCAATACGTTTTAATGTGTCTAAATAATTGTCAAAATATCTTGACATTTTTGTTGTATTGGGTATTTTTCCGGCGTTTCCATCTAAATGATCTATTTCGTAAATAGCAGACGCTTTGCTTGATGTCTTGGCTTGGATTTGATCAACATATTTAATATCAATGGCACCAGGAACATGATATTGTGGCCCACCAGTTTTTTGATGCTGTGTTGCAAAATGATATTTGTAAGCTGGGCTGCCAGGATCAGGACGCCAACTAAAGTCAAATTGTTCACAATCAATGTCATTAGGCACATGCCAATGAGTCATTTCGGGTTTCAGTATTGCCCTAGGGTAATCTACATATTTTCGCTCTGTTGCGTTAGGCACATGGTATTCTATTGTGGGCATTATTTCAGCTCTGTACCATTGATTACCAAAAACATATATGTAGGGGGAATCCCACGGATGCGGTGTCCATGTATTGTCAAAATCACAAGGAATTAATGTTTTAAAATATTCTTTGCGGATTCGTGGTGGTAAAATCTGGGTGTGATAATGGTAGTTTAAAGTTTCTTCATTTTTTGGAACTAAACATAGTCCATGAAATTGAGTCCAGTGTGAAGGCCATACGTGTATATAACTTGCTTGCCAAGGAACGGGCTCCCATGTGAAATCAAAATCAGTGTAGTCTACAAAATTATTTATTACCCAACAATATCGTGTGGTACTGAGTTGCCTGGCATGTTCCAAAGACTCAACTGGGCGCTCATGAGGGAATAGGTTGGGTTGAGTACCAATATAAAATACATCAAACATTACGAAAAAACCCGTATGCCATACAGTTTTTCAAAACGATCAGCATCTGCACGGTCGTTGACCATGGGTTCACCGCGTATGTTCAGGCTGGTATTCAACAACATAGGACATCCTGTTTCTTTGTACCAAGCTTCTAAGAGCTGCCTAATGCCGCTTCCGTTATCCGCAACAGTCTGTACTCGGCTAGTACCATCCACATGAACAATAGCAGGAAAAGCGTCAGGCCTGCGGCAACGAGCGACTGACTGCATGTAAGGACTATTATTGAAGCCACAGGGCATATCAAAAAATTCATTAACATGCTCTGCCAATACAACTGGCGCAAACGGCCTAAATTTTTGTCTACGTTTAATTTCATTTACTCGATCCTTTATATTAAGTCCTCTGGGGTCGGCGAGGAGACTTCTATTACCCAAGGCCCTTGGTCCAAATTCAGCACGTCCAGAGGCAACTCCAGCGATTTTATCACTGAGTAAGCAACCAAGAACGGCATCAACAGGATAGTCTCCTGGGATACAATGACCAAGGAACGCATCTGTAAAATTGACTTGTTTTCCGTAGGCCAATAAGGCAGCACCAAGACTGCTGCCAGCGTCACCAGGACAAGGCATAATCCAAATTTTTTCAAAATATTCACCTAAATTTCTATTAGCGAGGCAGTTAAGGGCTACTCCACCCATGTAAACTAAATTATTACTCCAACCAAAGTTTTTTGCTCTTTGCATTACACTGTAAATTAATTCTTCTACTACTAATTGTGCGGCACCAGCTAAATCTTCATTAGAAGTGTTGTACATAAAATCTTCATCCACACCTGCGTGTAAATTATGCTTAAATGTTAAATCATCTACGCTGTCTACTAACAATGATTTCATAGCAATAGCATACGCATTACCGTGGGTACTGTATGCGCTCATGCCCATTGTAATGTATTCATCCTCCATAGGTTTCAACCCTATTCTATCAGTGATTGCTGTGTAAAATAATCCTATGCTGTGAGGATATTTTTGCCCCCACAATTTTTTGTACTTTGCGTTACCGTTATTGTATTCCGCACCCCAAATACTAATAGTATCCCATTCCCCTATTGCATCAATAACAACTACGGTGGCACGGGAGAAATCACTCGTTTGAAACCCTGCTGCCGCATGACATAAATGATGATTGTAGTTTTTAATGTTAAACTGTGTAATGTGTCCAAGTTGTTGCCGAAGAATATGTTTAGCGGTGAGTTTATTCCATTCTATTCCTTGACCAGAGTAAAATTGACGTAGTTGTTTAGCCAGCGGACGTTCATAATAAGCAATAGTAGTTACTTCACTTAGATCAATTTCTTTTAATAACCCAGTGCTGATGTCGGGGTCGTTTTTAATTTTACTGTAACGTTCTGAATGCCCAGCAAATAAGATATCACCATGAGTATTAATCATTGTGGCCGCCGCATCATGAAAACCTGCGCTAATACCAAGTATGTTAATTGGAGGTGCTAATTTCATTTGTATTTAAACGGGTCTCTTTTACGTAATTCCTTCAACTTGCGCCTGTATCTAATCTCTAATTTAATACGGTCAATAATATTTAAAATCCAACGCATTGTGCCTCCAATATTTTAATTTGCGTGCTAACATAGTCAGAGTCATACCAATTGTAGTCATACTCAGCAAACGCATCAGATGTGCTAATGCTGTGTACATTAAGATGTGTCCCAAGCATTCGCCAAATACGTTGATAATCTGTAGTTTCAAAGCTATCCAATAAATCAACCTGTCCTACTTGAGGATGACCTATCGTTAGTGTTTTATCGTTGGGATCAAACCCATTAATCACTAACCATTGTTTAAAATCATCCAACTTGTTTTTCATCCAAGGAAAATTGCCAGGGTTGTTAGCCCATTCAATATCAAAATCACCAGTTGCTTGCGTTTGTCCACGCATAGCAGTAGTTGTTAGCTCATTGACTCGACTATCCCGTCCTTCATCATTAAAAACCTCCCAGTGATGTTTGCCGATAGTTTTGTTGACACCAACAAACACTCCACCTAATGAGCGGGGTATTGTATCAACACCAAATAGGTCATAATCTGCTTCATCTAACACAAATTTAGGACTTTTAAGCCAACACATGAGTTGACTAGGACGTTTCCACATAGGAGCCGTTGCTTCTTTGTTTAAACTCAACACTAACGATTCATATTCATGACATAACAAATTTAATTGTCTAATATGCCATCGAGTAGTACTATCTGCTTTTTTGTAAAAGCTACTTATTGATTCACTTGTGCCTTGTAAATCTTCAAAGTATCTGTGTAGACTATTCATTTTTTTGTGATTCAAACAACAAGCACTTTCTATCAATCCGCCAGGACTTATTGTTTGCTCGGTTATTATTGTGTTATCTACTGTAAAAACATCATCAATAACGTAGCCTAACCGAGCCTGATTAATATTGGCAATAGATTCATTAATTTGCGAAACAAGATAATGTGCGTTTCGAGAATTTTCAGTAAAGCCAAAAAAACAATAATTTTTTTCTAAATGATAATTATTTTTAATTAGGTGATTTAGTGCAGACAACCACTTTCGAGATAGCGAATTATCAAACACATCTATGTAGATAGGACGTAGATCAAATTTATCATCATTTTTAAGGACAATTTGTATTCTATCCAGATATTGCTTGCCACCACTCATAAATTTCCTTATCTTTTTTTAATATGTCTGCCATTTTGTAGTTATCGTGGCGGACGTCTTCTAATTGTAACACACGAGCTTTGCCTTTAGCAAGTCCTTTGGAAAACTCTTCAGGCCATTGTTCTTCAAAAGTGGGACGATTTTTGAGGTTTACTAAGGTTGAATGTAATGCGCCAGTAGTGCTAGGCAAAAGTTCATCTATTTTACGATGTAGAATATGCTTGGGTAATGCTAACGGGCTCATAATAATGTCTGGAGTGAAGGCAAACACCACCTTAGCAAGAACCAAAGTGTTTAATTCTTGTGCCAGTTGCTCTATGTTTTCTATCTCAAATAACCCAGGTAACGTAAGTGTAAAATCTAAACGCATTTGTCTAGGATGTCTTGCATAACTCATGCCTTGTTTAAAATTTTCTACAAATTCTTTGTATTTTAATCCAGTGCGAATGTATTCTCCTACCTGACCAGTTCCATCAAGTGACGCACACACTTGCCAATCTCGTATTTGAGAAAGAATATCTCTGAACAAATTTACACCGCGATAATCAATGCGACTAAGATTAGTATTGTATCTTGCGTAGACCCGCGGACCATCGCCTAAATCCACAATACGTTTCATGTACCGCCAGTGTTGTTCGTACATTAGAGGTTCGCCACCCACCCAGTACACTTCCTCTACACGGTGTTCTTCTACTGCTTCACTAAATTCTTTTTCTATTTGTGTATCTTGAAATTTAGTTATCTCTTCCCGAATAGCAGGCAACATCCAATTATTTTTTTTGTTGTTCCAGTCAATCATATTATTAGTACGTTGTTCTGATTCCCAAGAACTAGACAGCATGTCACCACACATGCGACATTTAAAATTGCATAGGTTGCTAAAACGATAATCCCAACTAACAGGTTTCATTGTAGTGTAACCTGTTTCATCGGTTGTTTGCCACAGTTCTTCGTATTTGTGTTCAAATAGATGAGTAAAATACGTGCGGTAAACGTCGGTGTTGAGTAATTTGTTATCACACACATTACATTCAGGTAGAGATTCGCCTGCCATCATACGTCGGCGTACTGATTTCATGTGCTCACTATTCCAGTGTTCATCTAATGTAATAGGAGTGTATTTGCCAGTGCCAGATGCAGTATCTATGTATTGTTCAAAATTTTGGGCTGGCTCACGTGAGGCGCAACATAGTCTACGTTCTGTTTGTGGACTAAGGTACGTGTGAGTCCATGGCGCCATACACAGAGTATCAGGTCTTGTGTCAGGCTTTTTCATAATTGATCAATTTAGCAAACTCTGGTGCTACAGTTTTTAGGTTTTCGTTACGCCTACGGTCAACTTCTGCTATTTCAGCTATTAATTTATCACCAGATAACTCTATTCCATTGTTCATAAAATCTATTATTTGTTTAAACTCTTGGTGTGTACTATCTGACACCGTCGCTGATTGTAATTTAGAAGTTATCGCTGTTTTTGCCTGTTGTGGCAAACTTGATATACTAAAATGTCTAGCTTCGTGCATCATATTCCAATAAACAAAATCAAATCCTTGCTTGTCTATCCAATTAGCAACTTCTTCTAAATAATACACATTAAAAACGTTGACAGTAGTACATACTTGTAACTGCATATTTTTGTTACGTTGTTTCATCTCTTTAAACTTAGCTATGTTGTTGCATACTTCGTTCCATTTGGCACCTGAACGTTGATATTCAAAACGGTTGTCAACGTCGTCAATACTAAATGCTATCTCTACTGTCTTAAAGTGTTTCCAAATTTCTTCCGCATACTCAGGAAACTGTGTTCCGTTAGTGTTGTAATGTATTTCTACATTCTTAGCCATGCCACGTTCTGCCAGGGAGCGTAGCAAGTCAAAATGTTCTTTAATCATAAACGGTTCGCCACCGGTAAACTCTATGTAACGTACTTCATTAATAATGCGATCTATTTCGTCCCAAAACGTTTTATTTTCACGTGGCCATGCTCCTTTAGACAGCATAGTGTAGTGATTACTTTCTTTTTTGTTGCTGTTCGCAGGTAAAAATTTAAGTTCTTCTGTAGCAAAGGTGCTTGAACTCCAACTGCCACAAATACGGCATTTAAGATTACAAATATTGCCCAACTTTAAATCTAAAAACATTAGGGGTTTAGCATCTAATGTCCAATCTTGTTCAGGCAGAATGTGCTTTAGTCTATTAAGCGTGTGAATACGTTTACTATCTCTACCAGCACGTTCCTCATTCCAACATTTCTTACAAGTTTCTGGTTGTTCTTTATCAATGAACCGTTGCCGTAACTTGCGCATACTATGACTGTTTTGTACCGTGGTGAGTGATGTAGTATTTAGATCAAATTTTTCACCCGCATTATCTAATAGTTCGTCTTCTGCTAAACAACAGGGCCGTACAGTGCCAATAGGACTAGTTTCTAAACTGATCCAAGGCAACACACAAAATTTGTTGTGGGGCAAATTCATACTCTTGTGTCAGCGGGCTTGTATTTTAATAACTGGGCTAATTCTGGAACCGCATCAATTAGTTTTTCATTACGTGACCAGTCTAAGTCTGATGTTGTACGCCAAAAATCAGGTAGTAATTCAGATTTGTCATCCGCCATCATAAAATTAATGGCTGCCTCAAATCCACCGGTGGCACGATGGAAATGATCGTGTTGCCTAAGCCATATTAAATGTTCTTCAAACTCTGCTTTAAGTTTTAATTTAATGTCCAGCGGTAAAATGTCTATTCTGTATTCTTGAGGATCCTGTAAAATGTTCACATTCATGTCACATGCCCTAATGTAACCTTGTTCTACCATATATCTATGAAATTTAGTAAAATTCCAAACGTTCAAAATACTCAAGGTAGGGCTTATCATAAAATCAACATGCGGACACTCTCGTTTCAAATCTCTAATGTTTTGTTCTATCTGATCCCATTTAGTTCCGCTACGAATAATTGCTGCTCTATCACCCATATCATCTAAACTTGCGCCCACGCACACTTTGGGGAAATGTTTCCACAATTCCAATACACTTTCTTTTTTAAATTTAAATTCTGTAAGATTTGTATTGTAAATTAAAAAAACTTTTGTATTGCCTTTCTCAATTAACAAATTAAGAATACGATTGTGTTCTTCCATTATTAACGGTTCGCCACCAGCGAAGTAAATTTGTTCTAAGTAAGGAATGTGCTCCTGCATTTGTTCCCATACATCTTCATCATGTTTGCCAGCAAACTGCACCCGCGGACGTAATGCTTTGCCCCATAATTTAACATCATCATCGTACCAACGACTACTAAAAATACTACCGCAACTGCGACATTTTAAATTACAAATATTAGAGAATCGAACATCCCAATAGTGTATTTTCATATCAGGTGCAGTTCCATCAGGTAAAGTGTGATCTATATAGTCTATGTGATGACCAAAATGTTTATTCATGCTGTTACGATTACTTGAAAACCCAGCGTTTTCTTGCTCATAACAATTAGTGCATTCTTTACACGGTTTATCTTCTAACATATTAACACGAAGTTGTCGCATGGGGTCGTCATTCCAAATTTCCTTCATAGATTTTTCTTTGAAATTACCTACGGGATATTCACCTTTTGCAACACAACACGGATATGCTTTGCCGTCAGGCCAAGCGTGTAAGTGTATCCACGGTAGCATACAGAAACTGTCTGAATCCATAAGTTGATATTTTTGAGTGTCATTCAATTTATTAAGTCCGATGTACATGGGTACTCGATCTTTCCAATTGTATTTTTTAGTGTTATCTGTCATTGTATTTGTTCATACCATTCTGTTAATGTTGAAAATGTTTTTTTAAAATTCTTATTACGTCTAACATCATATTGACTGTAAAAATTTTTAAAATCTAATAATAGTTTAGTCATTTCAAATGCTTCACTATGCGGTGTTTTTACCACGTCTAAATAATCTATTAATCGTTGCGTGTGATTAATTTCATGTTCATGTAACAACGGATTAGTGATGTTTACACCCAACCATTCAGTCAGTTTGTATTTAAATTGTGTGCGTAGATCATCAGGTAACACCAACGGACTTTGAAAACTAGGAAACCGTAAAATGTTTAGCGTAAAACTTACACGTTCTTTACCATACACTTGTTTAAGTCGCATTAACTGCGTTAAAAAGTGCGGTAATGAATCTAAACAAAGTGCGTTAATTGTGCACATAACGTGTAATGCTTTAATACTATTGTGTTCTAATAACTCTTGTACATTGTGCATCCACAGATCGTAATCTAATCCATCACGAATGTATTCTGCTTGCTTGCCATATGCCTCGTTGCTGGTGTACACTTCTAAATGCGGTATATCTTTGACCTTAGTAATAAATTCTTGTAATTTAATACGATCCATGCCCAAGTTGCTGTTAATAGCTAATTTGGTTTGCGATTTGCCTTTGTTTGCTTTGAACCAATCAATGAGCTTCCACGTTTCACCCGACATAAGCGGTTCTCCACCTGTAATGCGGAGTTCTTGAAGCGTCTTGTGTAAGTCTGAATCCCACCATTTGAAGAAAGCTTCTGTGTAGGGATTTGTTTCTCCATAGGTGTAGAGTTGCGAGGCATCGTGAGTATGAGTGAAATGGTTCCTGCCATCACTAACAAGATTTGTGTAAGGACCGTTAACTTTAATATCCCTGACCCATGTAGAACTAAAAGCAGGATTACAGTAAGAGCAAGCAAACTGGCAAGTTCTGTCAAATGCGATTTCAAGAGTTTTAAGATTAATGTCATTGTGGTAGTCTTCTTTGTACGCTTCATTTAGTGCTTCAACAGGATAGATTTTGCTTTTGTAAACACGGTCGCTAATTGCGTCTTTTCCCATGTCTTCAATCTTCCAGCAGTACTCGCAACCTGCCGGACGTTCACCAGCCTGCATAAGTTTACGGTCCATTTTCTTTTGTACGGTGTTGTGGATAGCTCTAGGGTTGGTTTTGATAGCTTCTAAATCAATACTGTGTGCCGGCGGATGATGACAACTTGTGGTTTGTCCGGAACCTAACCAAATAGTTGCGTTGTACCATTTTGCCGCACAGAAGCTGGCACTTTTTGGATCTAATACTTGTTGTTTAAAATCAGTATCGTTCATTAATAAAGTCGGTGAATTGTTGCGGAAATTGAGAAATAATTTTTGGAACTAGTTCTCGCATATGGGACTGATTGTATTTACACGTATCTTCCGCGGCTGCTAAAAAACTAGGCAAATCCTGTGTGCATAAATCTTTTATTACGTGTTCAAGCCTAGCTAATCTATCTTGTGTACTGTAAATTGTATCAAAACTTTCGTCAATAAGATGTGCAAACGTTTTAAATCCTAAATTTTTAATATCTCTGTAAAAGCCGTAATTAGAGCAACATATCCAAGGATGTGCCATTGCTATCGGCTTCCAAATTTTTTCTGTTCTAAAACTGTAAGGGTATTCAAAAACTGTTTCAGTTACTACACTAAAGTATGTGTCAATGTAGGGATCAGCTTTTATTATTCCGTCAGCCCAGTTTTTACCTTGAAACAAGTTGGGTTTTTCAAATCTTGCGCCAGATTCAACCATGTGTTTATGACAAGATGTAATTTCATATTCTTGAGGCAAGAAATGTATAGGGCCAGCCGCTGTGTCTAGGTTGGTCCACAGTGCTTGTTGCAACAGTGGTGCTAATCGTTTAATCATTTCTATTCTATGATATCTTGCCCGCCCATTTAAAAATAAAAATTTGTAGGGCTTAACTATTTTTGAATAAATTTCGTTGCTTCTACCAACAGATTCTATATTTGTGCGTTCTTCCCTAATAAGGGTAATAAATTTTTCAAACTTTAAATTGGCCCAGCCGGTTTCAATATCGCCGCCGCTTATCATAGCTAGTTTGTTGTTTAAAAATAAATCATCAACACCGTACAGTTCTGCACACATACGTTTTATTGTTTCAGATGCTTCAGCTGGATTACTCAACACAAAATGTGCCTGATCAATATGTTCTCTAATTTTTGCTACATTGTTTTTAAATTGTTCTCTACTTACTATGTAAACTGAGCCAGGTACAATAGTTTCTGTAGAAAAATCGTAAAATTTCTTATGAGGGAAATGTCGTATTAAATGATAAATTTCACATTCAATATCAACTACAAGATTAATATTATCTTTCAGCATAATATTTGCATTCTTTCCAAAATTCTCCCATTTCAGGAAATACTTTTAAAAAATCAGTGTTGTGTCTCCTATCAGCTTCACTAAAAAATTTGTAAAAGTCAGCTTTGTTTAAGTTGGCTACGTCAGCAGGCAGTTGTTGTGACATCCAAGATATATCACGTTCTAATCGCTGTGATTCATAATCTTTAAATCCACAAAAGTCGCCGGTATCTGGATTATTTCTCATCCATGTCAATGTATCTTCTAATTTGTAAACATAACTCTTAGGTAGTATCTGTAAACTTTGCCATGCGGGCTGCCGTAAGACAGGAGTGTCAAACCACACCCGCTGGTATGTTGTGCTGTGTTGTTTGCGCAATTCTAAAATGTTAGTCAACAGTTCACGCAGACCCGATACACTTAAATTATTCATTGTAATAATAAATGTCAAGCTATTGCGGTATGGTACTTCAGTTAAAAACTGCTCTACACGTTTCCACAATAAATCGTAATTTAATCCATGACGTATGTATTCTGCCTGAGCACCTACTGTATCTAAACTGACATACTGCATAAAATGTTCTATTTTTTCACCTTCACACAGTTGCTTACAATAATTTAAATACTTTTGCCAAGATTTTTCATCTACACTAAAATTACTTGTAACATTTAAATGTAAGTCAGATTTAGGATTGGCTAGTACATAGTCAAATACGCGGTAGGTATTTTTATCCAACAAAGGTTCACCGCCAGTCATTCGAAAATGTTTTAGTTCAGGATATAGAGTTGGCCACCAGGCCCAAAAGGCTTCTACGTAGGGGTTATGCTCCCTAACAGGTATAGGCCTATTGCGACCTCTAAAATGATCAGGGTCATTATGAGTAGTGCTAGTGGGGTAACCGCCATGCGTATCAACCTCCTGTTGCCAAGTGCTACTAAACTGAGGGCTACAATAACTACAAGCAAGATTACAAACATGATTAAAATTAACTTCAACGTAACTAGGAACAACATCTTCATCTCCAGTAGAATGTGTGATTGTTTCAAAATCTTTAGCTGCCCAAGGTTCACCGCTACGATAATGTCTATCGCTGAGATTACCCGTGTCTTCCATGTTCCAACAATAACTGCACTCCTGTGGCCGTTCTTGACGTAACATTATTTTTCTTTGTTCTTTTTTGTAAGGAGTATTGTGTAGTGATCCTGGATTATCTATTAAGTTGTCAACAGGAATAGGATGTAAAGGAGGATGATAGCAGGAGTTATTAAGCCCTGTGGGCAAATGTAGACTCACTTGCTTCCATTTAGCCAAACACATCGCATGCCCTAATTGTTCCTTCATGTGTTCTGCGCCAGTCATAAAAACACTTTTAGTCATTTATTTTACTCAATAATAAGTTAGCAAATTTTTGTTGTTCTTCCTTGGTAGGGTGCCTAGTTGGTTTCATAATATCCTCAAATGTCACCGAACAGTTGGCTCCAGTTACTCCTCCTGGAAACACGTTAAAGTCACAATATTTAATATTATTTTCACGCAGCCAAGACCTAAAACACTCAGCTGACACTTGACTTACACTTAACTGTGATTCTAAAAAGTTATTTCCTACCATTATTTTATGTATTTGAGGTAACATAGACAAATGTGCTTGGTTGTTTTTATCTGTAATAAATTTAACGTTTGCGTCTGTGCTAACAAAAACATCATCATCAGCAGAATCACCAAGTAAAACATATTGCGGTAAAATTTGTAACATTGCTGTATCAGAGTAAAACCCTATCCTACTCGGATGAGTCCACCCAATAATAACAAGTTCAATATTGTCTTTGTTTTTACTAAGATAGTTGTATCCTACTTCCACGGCACGTGTGATGCTTGTACCTGGTTCAGCTAAATTCACATATTCTAAATTTAATGCTTCGGCAATGTATTTGCCAAAAGCATACTGTGTATTCTCAGGATTTTTAAACGGGGAAACAGTACCGACACCGTGGCAAAAACTATCTCCAAGGACAACTAATTGTTTTACCATCCTTCTTGTTGCCTTATTACATCTATTTCTCTAATCATAACTCCCTTATTCGTCCAATTTTTATTCATATGGTGTTTAAAAAATTCACTTTCGTTGGCACCAAACATTGAAATAGGTATGTCTAACTGGCTAACCAATTCTTCTGATACCCGACCTGCAATAATTTCAGGATCATCTGATTCAATAGTAGTCCATAAATCTGCCAGAGCAGAAAAGTCTTGTACAAGAGTGTAATCCCAATCTGTTAACATGGTCATGTATGTGCCCATTCTTGCGCCGGTAATAGCCCATATGCCATTTTCAACATCGCGACCTATATTGTGCCACACTGTTAAATTATCAAGATTTCTAAAATGTGCCACATCTTTGAATTCTGACAGAGACGGTTTTACTCCTTTGTTAAGACACATTTTGACACCTTCGCGGAATCCAGCACGCCATGCTTGAAACGGGCTAGCGTTTGGAGCCGTTACACTGTAGCAATCATACATGGGCCAATACAATGGATCAAAACAAAACTCAACTTTTGTTTCTTCTCTGCCATCTGTAGCCTCATGAGTTTTCATATTGCGCACAAATTCTTTAGTCCAACAACTTAGTCCACCGTTACCATACATAAGCCCATTAATGACATTTTTACTGCGCCATCTAAAAACTGCTTGCTCATATTCTTCATCAGGCAACGCTAATGTTAAATTAAAAAAGCTAGGATAAGGAATATTGTCACCGTCGATTAATACAAATCTTTCTGTGTCGCTGGCTTCGGCTGCTGCTTTGTGTGCGGCATCACTACCTTTAACTCCGTCAACACGGCGAGCCCATGGTATTAAATTTTTAATACGAACCCACGACTCATCTTTGTTGGGTTCGTCATATGTTAAAAAAATACAATCTAAATCAGCAATATCAATCTTCTTCATAAATCTTTAAACTCCATTTGTTATTAACAACACTATCTGAAAGCACTGTAATGTCATCTAAATGTGTTGCTGTGCCGTGTGTACTTATTACTAATTTTGGTACCGCTGGTTCTTTAAGGTAAACAATAACTTCATCTTTTACTTTGAGTTTAAACGATGCTTTTAAATATTCAAAAGCAGTTACTTCGATGTAGTTTCCAGGTTCTTCGTCAACACTGTATTTTAACGGCAACCCGTTTTGATCGTAGTACAGTCGATACTGAGTTTTGTTTGGCGGAATGGGCGTTAGAGCAGCCCAAAATTCTTGTTCATTCATCATTTGTTCGTTGTGTACAATTTTATTACTCACACACAAAATCCTTTATGTGATAATGCACAAGGCCATTCTGTGCCACAGTGTGAATTCTAAAACCCCAATTAGTATCCTCGCATATTAATTCTTTGACCCAGTTGTCAGTCATTAATCCATTGATATGTTGTTTCATGTGTACAATAGTAGGCCCCAATCCTTTAGGTAAGGTTACTAAATCAAACCCAACAATATTTACAGCCATAGCATAAACAACATCAGTAGTAGGTGTATCATCTGACATTTTAAGTATTTTTTTGTAATCATCCCAGTACTCGAATATTGAATGCACTGTGTCAAAAAATGTTTGTGCTGTTGTACTCAATCGCCAATATGTAATAGCATTGTACACGTCTGGTAACTTGTTATTGTCAAAAATTTTTCTGTACGCTCTTGATGTAGCTGGTTGATTGTACATGTCTCGACAACCTTGACTTACAACCACATCTTTATTTTCAAATAATGTCCACCAATGATCAATAGGTGAAGTTGCTATCATGTCCGCTTCTAGTTTAATAGTTTGTCTGTAAGGACTTGCATAAAACACTTGCCAATCATTTTTAAATCCACCTAAATCACCAAAAGGCAAGTCATGTGTTTGTAATATTGTTACATCAGCGGTGGGATGAAATTTTAAAATACTATCACGTAGTTTTTCAGCACAAGTAACATAATCAACGTCAGTGGTGTTAAACGCAGGTATCAAATATCCTCTTTCTGCTTTAATGTTCAATTACCCCTCCTAATTGTTGTTTGCACATGGCATGAAAATCAGTATTAACTGTGATGTAGCGTGCATTAGAATCTTTGACATAATCAACTCTATAAACATCTGTATCAACTTTGCTAAGTTTATGTTCTAAAGTCAAGCTGGGCATTGACCAAGGAATATTTTTAATTTGCTGAGTATGCCCGTTAAGTGTGTTTAACGCAATACTAAGTGCGTAATCATTTCGATATGTTGCGTTGGCAAACTTGTAAATGCTTCTGTAATGATCCCAATTATGCTTAATCATAGCCATCATTTCAAACACTTGTTGAGCATACACACTACGATTAAACATCATTACTGTGGCCCAATACATGGGCATATTGTAATCACCAAAAGAGTTCAATTGTTTAAAATCTTGTGTCCCAGTAATATCATATGCTGTTTTGTATGCTAAAAAATCTTCATTGGATGCTAAAATTGACAGTAGTTGATCGCTGGCCACAACATAATCAGCATCAAGCACTAATGTTTTTTCCCACGGGCTTAACTCATAGGCGTTAATTCTATCGCCGTTGTACCACGTTAGTGTGTCGGCATAGTCGCTAAAATATCTACCCGAGGTTTCAGTTGGATCAATTAAGATAAAATGTTCGTAATCGTACGGAGTTTGACTTTGGTTGGTTACGATAGCAGTGGGTATTCCCAAATGTCTAAAAATATTTTTAGCTGACCAACGTGCCATTCCGAGATAATCTATTTGCTCATTGTTAAAGGCAAATATTAAGGCTCCAGTCATCGTTGTTTGTTTAACAATTCATATTCTACTAACCAAGCATTCATTTGTTCTTGCCATCGTTGCGCGGTTAGGTTCCATAATTCTTTTGTATTGATTTTAACCGGGTTTTCGTACAGATCCATAATGACTACTTCTTTATCTATGGAGCAACATTTTAGTGTTGCCAATAGTTCAGGTCCAGCATGCCACATTCCGCCTGCATGAGCAAATATTAGTTTGGCTTGGTATTTTTCTTTTAAAACTCTGCGAGCTGATTCGTGATCGAATCTAGCTCGTGCTGTGGCTATTAGTGATTCAGTTGTCATGCTACTATTTTAACAGAATTGCTACTAGATGTAAAGATCTATCTTACCGTTTAGTGATATTACGCAACGCTGATTGGGTCGTAAGCAATAGTTGGCGTGCCCCAGCTGTTTGTCAAATTAACAGTTTCTGGATTAATGTATGTTACTAGGGTAGTTGGTGCCGTGCCAAAACCAACAAACGGGCTGGGAGTATCACTACCACCTGTAATGGCACTGGTTGATCCTGGTCCAGATCCACCCGAACTACTCCAAACTGTAGTTAATAACATTTGAACTGGGCCGTTCATGGAGGCAATCAAACGCAGATTATTGCCACCATAGGGACTAATGTTGTTAAACACTTGATAGATAATCTGAGGTGTGGAGGTCAAATTGTAATATCCAGCAGTGGGTAAAAAGGTTGTTGGAGCAATAGTTCCGCCCACTCTGGTTACTCCGGTGTAGTTTATGCCAGCAATATTTTGAGTTTGATTACCTGCTGTGATAAAAATATCACTAATACCATTATTGATAAACGTATTCCACGCAAGATCAGCTACTGTACCAGTAGATGTTTTATTGACCTGCCATTTAATTAATCCGCCAGAGTTAAAAAACCAATTGGCTTGTGCTGCCGTTGGGAAATTAATCCGTTGAGTCCAAGTAAGACTCCATGCACTACTTCCAGAGCCAGTGCCTGATGTTTGTGATGCTGGGCCAGTCCATATTGCGTATTGTGACCCCAGTGTGGCTGAATTGCCTCGAGCAAGATTAATATTAGTAATGTCATTCTGCAGGGCTGCCAGTACGCTAATTGTATCACCAACAACTGGATTTGCTCTTGAAGTAATTGCGGTACCTTGATGACTAGCAATAGAAGTAATAATATTATTTAAAGTGGACCATTGCGAGGCAGTGACAACAGTGTTTCCACCGACTACAGCCGGAATAGGTGTTGATCCGCCTTGTCCGTAGCCAAATGTGGCTGTACCGTTGCCCCAAACACGATTCACGTTGTTGGTGTTTAATAGTGTTGCGCCTTGACCTGCAAAATCATTGTAGTCAGATGCTTGTATTAGTCCGCCTGATGTGTATGTCATTTATTTTTACTCAATTATTTTGTTGCCACAATAGCTTCAACTTCACCTTCAGCTGAATCAAGTTTGTCTACCAACGCACGTCCTATTGTGTTAAACGGAGTGGCTTCGCCTTGTTTGGCAGCTCTAGCAATTCCGTTACCAGCTGATACCAGTCGGTCTCCTTTTTTAACTGATCCAATTACACGAACTGGAACACGACCTGTCATAGCCACTGCTGGGTGAGTTATATCAGTACCAGCGGTTGAGTTTAACAAGTAAGCTGGCGCAGTACTGATAACACCAAATACCATGTCGCTTAGTTCTGTTTTTGCCAATGTAATCTCGTGTTCGCCACCCAATTCAACAACTGTACCGCATGGATAATGATCATCTGCCGCAAAGCGTTCTGCTACGTCAGCATATTGAGCTGATGTTGCTTTGGCAAAAATAGTGTTGAAAGGATTTGCCGAAGAACCAATGTTACCAGCACCTGAGGGCGGATTGCCGTTGAAAATATTATTGACAGTGATGTTTCCAAGTCCAACGTTGCCACCTGAGGACAAATTGGGAATGTTAACGTTGCCGTTGGCGTCAATTACAATAGCTGAAAAAGGTGCGCCACTAGGGGACACACTGAATATCATTCCAGTATTGGCTGTTTCTGCTGAGAAAATAATATTTCCTGGTAAAGATGTTTCAGCAGAAATATTTAATTGCCCATTGGCACCAATGTTTAAGCCAGAATTGTTTAGAATACTTACAGTTCCAGTAGTTGATGTATTAGAATCAGCACGCATAAATGCGTTGCCGTTGACAAATACCGTTGTATTACCGCTGGTCACACCTAACGATAGTGCCTGCAACGCATTACCAAAGAAAGTAGGACTTTGTACTGCCAAGTTGGAGCCCACAAAAGGCAACACTGTGCTTGGCAGATTAATACCTGGATTAATTGTTGAGTAACCAGGTACGACATTATTAGGAGTAAATGTAGCATCTCTACTTACTATTGCTACAGACTGTGAGTTAGGCGACCCGTTGCCCACATTGGCGCCAACTATTAATTCTAGTACAATGTGGTCATTGCTGGCAGTGTCACGAATAGTAGCTGGGAACGCACCAGTACGGCCTTCGCCCGAACTGTTGGGTGGCCCAATCAATAACCATGCTGCGCCGTTCCAAGCAAATAATTGTTGCAACGTTGTATTAAACCATAAGTCACCAACAATGGGATTCGGAGGAGGGTTTGGTCCTGGGGCAGAACTACTAATGTTTTTCCAATTAGTGCCGTCGTAAACTTTTAATGTTTTTTCACCTGAGTCATACCACAACTGACCAACCAATGGATTAGCGGGAGCAGTGACATCAGCAAAATTTTCCATTAACCATATGAAGTTTTCATCTAAGAAAGCGCCATATCCCGAGTAGTTTTTACCTACTAAGGTCACTGTGAAGGACTGATTAATAGTCCCGTCGGTCAATGTTGTTAAAACGTTGCCGTTGAATTGATTAATTGTGTATGCCATTTACAAACTCCGTATTTTATTATTTATTAAATATTTAATGTACGCACATTTATGTCGCACTCAAATTCGTCAACGTCTGAATACGAAGTGTGTAATCTATTTGTATCTGACGATTTAAACTTTTTTCTACCGGGTGAAAAATCACGTGAGTCAATAATCTACCTAGATTATTTGGAGTGCTTGGATTGTAGGCTTTTAAACCTAATTCATCAAACACAAACTCACCATTAAAATTAGTACTATTATCAAATGCTTGTTGCCCAGGTGGCTCGCCATAGTCTAGCAAGCATGTCACTAAAATATCACTGTAAACAGTACCGGCGGTGTGCAACACTGTCATTTTGTTTACCGCAGGATCTTGATTAGCAGTAGCGTATTGATCTACAACTTTGTAATAGGTTTGATTGTACAAATCAGCATTTTGCCCGGTAGTGTTAGGGGGCAAATAAGTGATGACACCTGTGGCGTCAACGCTGGCACCACCATTACCAAATGCCATGGCATAAATCCAGCCCTGTTGCCCATTAGATAATGTTTGTGCCATGGAAATACTCATATTTTCATAATTAATAGCGTTGTCTTTGTCCACAAATATTTCACCGGTTGAAGGGTTGTGTATTTTAATGTGCCCTTTGACAATGGGGCCTAACGTGTTAATGAGCATTTCTATCCTTTTCTACTAATTTTTCTGCTGTTTTAGGGTCAAAAATAAGTAACGATTCTGTAACAGCAATGCCGCCCTTTTCATTTGGCCTTTTGGGGCTACTGGGCGGAAATTCCTGTTCTAAATTGTGTTTACTGGTGTTTTGCATATTACTTATTTACCTAAAAAATTATCCTCAAAAACCTTCTGTTACGCTAGTTCGCCAAAATCTATTGTTTTTGCTTGTTTAATAGATGAAGTAACTTCAAGTCCCTCGGGCGGAGGTACCACAAATTCTATTTCTACTGCAAACACCGCTGGAACAGGTGCGGGTGGAATAGTTGGCGTTACAATTTTGTAATATCTAACTTCTATTACATCACCTTCTTGGGGGGTATCATTTATTACTAATAATGTTCCGTTGGCAGTGTAAGCATTATAGGGCAAAATTACCCCGTTATTAAATGCCAAAATAGCTTCATTGTTAGGCACTGTAATGTCAAGAGTAAACTGATTTGCTGATCCGTCACCATTAAACCGTTGAGCAGGGGTCGCGCCACCCACTGTTACTTGAACTGCCTGTGACAACTCAAACACCGTAGCAGCCACTGAACTAACAGTAGGGGCTGATCCAAACGGTGCCGTAATATCTGGAGCAGTAAAGACGGTGTCAGTTCCGTTGGCTATTTCAGAATACACATTTACATAATTTTGATATTGTGCCGGTAATAGGTTAATCAATCCAAAATTAGTAACCACTGCGTCTACTTCATGAGCAGCGGCGGCAGTTCCTGAAGTGCCACGAAGCAAACTGCTTACTGAACTTGTTGATACATCACGCACACGATACATAATTCGCTCACCGTTAATACTCAATACTCCCCAAGTATTATTATCTAAATCAGGTTCAGACAACGCATCAATATCAGCAACATAAATTGTATCGTTGTAGTTTTGATCATCTGGTGCCAATAAAGGCTCAGTCAACTCAGTGGTTGTTTGTGTAGTAATTTTGTAATTTAATTGTAGACCTCTCATGTCTTGGAATATTCTATAGACATATGGGGTAATTACTACATCATTAGAAACTTCCAGTGCCATTACCACGTCACCTGAATTAACGGTGCCTACTGCCAACACAAGCTCGGTTCCCCGAACAGTAAATCCGGTTCCGGGGAATAATCGTTCCCCATTTAATGTCACCCACAATCTGCTTAAATTAGGGGCAGGGCGCTGTAATATGAAATTATTTCTAGGAACATCTAAAGTAAATCCATAATCAAACGAGCCTGGTGCAAAATCTACAGTGCCGGTGTCGTAAGGTGTCGTATCGTATCCCTGTGACACTGTGAATACAGATTGAGTGGGCCCAACCCAAACTTGATTCAACAAATTTTGTTCTCGAGTATCGTTCCAAGTGATAACCTCAAGCACATCACCAGTGACTAAATTTCCTATTTGCGCAGTATTAATTACAATATTTCCATTGGCCACAAAAGCATCAACATTTAGATTAGTCGCTACATACAAATCACTGCCTAAGTCTGGTGTAGTATTGGCAAATTGTATTACTCGCGTGCTGGACAAAATAGTGTTGCCTGGGTCTACAATGTTACCTGGTGCTGAAGGATATTCTAATGTAATAGACGTGGCGTTTGCTGCCACACAAAGGTATGTGCCGTTTAAACTGGAATTATTACCCTCTAAATCAAACACTTCCCAAGCACTAGGCACCAACGCAGGATAACTTACAGGTGCAGACAGATCAAAAGTTACATTGGCGCCGTTTACAGTGATATTACCTTGTGTTGTAATAGGCGTTTTACCTGTGGGCGAATAGTAAGGTGTAGAATATTGGTAATTTCCACTATTAGCAGATTGTAAAATGTTGTCAATGTAAACTTGCGTAGTGTTGCTGTAAGACACAGTAGTGACAGTGGTGTTGCCCACAGTGGTGTTGCCTGGATCAATAGGATACTCTACTGTAATTGTAGTTGAAGTGTTTGATACTACAGGTAACGGAGTAGTGCCTGTTTCTAATAACGGATTGCTGTCGCTTCTTACGTCTACCTCAGATCCAGCTGAAGAAATATCTTGTACTAAACCTACATTAAATTCAACTAGGAAAGGACCTGTACCTGTTACTGTGTACGCACTAACCGCAAAATCACTGGGTTCGTCACTTAATCTACGTGGCAAAGCATAAACTAATTGAGTTGAACTTTGAATATTGGCATATTCTACACCTGCAGCTGTGCGCAATCTTTCGCCGTTACGATTAACGACACAAGTAACAGGATTTAAATAATCTATGTTATTGGTTAATGTGTAAGATGATACAGATGGGTCCGTTACAGTAATAATTTGCGGTACTGGATTAGACCAACTGTAGTTAGGCACGGCATTGCCAGCACCCAGTGCAACTGTGGTAATTAACCTATTAGCAGTATTGCCAAACGTAAATGTAAGATCAGTAGTTTGTGACGTTGTGTTTGACACAACAAAACTATTGGAATATTGTCCATTGACAAACGGCACATATTCTGTCACTATCGAATTAGATATAGGTAACTTAATTGTAACGGTGTCTACGTTGCCGGTGGTAGCAGTTGTAACAAATAACTGGTTCCCGCCACCCAACTCATAGACAGTAATGTTAATGACCGTACCGGAACTTACTGGAGTTAGTAAAGACACAGTTTGTGTTGCCCAATTTACAGCATATTGAATATTTTCAACATAAACTACTCCAGCAGACTGATTAGTAACTACTATTGTTGTGGGATTCGCAACCAAGCCAGCAAAATCAAGGGTGTTGACCGTCCAATCTTCAACTGTGTAGGATTTACTAAACAATGGAAATCCATGTCCGTCGTTTTCTTGATCAAATCCACCTGACGTGTACACTTTCAAATCCATTGTGTCAAATTCTGCACCTGGAACAAGTTCCTCAGGAGCATGGCTGCTGTAGGTGCCAATGTAGGCACCACCATTTACATTAACATCAAATGGGCGTGTGCCCAGATATGTATCTAAATAGTTGCTTTCATAAATTGCGTCCAATGTCACGTTGCCGTAGACATAGCCATCACCGTAAACTTGCACGCCAGGGTATTCAACTCCGGTAATCAATAACGGCAGGCTTAGGCCTGGCATGTTGTTTCCAGCCACATAATAACCCATGGTTCTATCAACACCGCTTAGTGCGTTGGCTTGAACTAATGTCCACTGGAACGGGTTAAAATCACTGCTGGTCACACTGGGCTCTACGTTTGCTGAAAATACTGTGTTGGCAAATCGAACTTGTGTGCCGAATGGATATGTAACGTTGGCAGTCCAAGACACAATATTAGACTCATACTGATATCGGTCGTATTTGATATTGATAATGAAATCACGTACTGGACCAGGACTCAATGTGGGTTGTAAATTGGCAGGCACCGCATTGGCCCCAGATACAATCAAAGAAATTTCGCCATAATATTGACCTGGATTAATAATGGCCACGCTGGTAATTGTACCCAAATTATTGAGGGTAGGCACAATAATAGCATCTTCCAATACTCCGCTTGACGTTGCTACAACAATGTCTGGTATTTCTGTGTAGCCGGCGCCGCCGTTGACGATAGTAATGCTGTCTATTTCTAAACCAAAATTATTAAACCATTGATTCCAAGGTTCTTCTTTCCATATCTGTGCGTTAAAATCACGATCACTGACCGTTGATCTTACTGTGGTGTTGGCATGCTCGTATGGCAACAGCACCGGACTGACATACTGAGGCACATCAAGTGAGTTGTCATAATAGGCCGGCACATCAAAATCTGTTACACTCAAAGCATTCAAGTCTGTAGTAGAATAACCGAGGTTAAATTCACGAATCTGCACGTGATATGGTTTGACTTCTTGTATGTAATCCAATACAAATTCTTGATTATTTTGTTGATAAATTTGAGTCTGGTCTAGCGTGCTTATTTTATGATTTACATCAATTAAACTAGTTTTAAACAACCAGTCTGGAGCTACAAATTCACTGTAGACAAAACTAAACATAAGCACCAGAGCTGAGTTGCGATCTATTAATAATTCATCTATTAACAATTCTTGATTAATAGCTTCAATAATTCTTCTAGTTTCAATTACAGGTTCCTGATCAAACCCTTGATTATCAAATACGTCGGCATCATAGCCAAATTTGCCAAGGGCATAATTCCATAATGTTTCAGAAAATTGAATGGTCCCGCTCTCTAAACCTACCCGTCTCCAGCCTAGATCAGTTCTTAAATAAATTTCAAACAATCCTTGGCCGTTAGCGGTTATTTTGGCACTGGTTCCTATTGGGTACTGACTTAGTGTCAGGCCATCTAATGCTGTTTTGTTAGGCACTTCTATCACAATTTGCACTGAAGAATTGTATCCGGGTTCATACCAATCGACGTAACTCCAAAACAATTTTGTGTTAAAATTTTCTATTGTTGTCAGTGACAGTTCTCGAATTGCGCTGGTACTGCTTATTAATTTGACTTCATAAATTGTCCACTTGCCTTGAAAGGTTGAATCTGATGTTACCAAATATTTGTAACCCAAAGGTACGGCATAAATGTCCTGATACGACAGGACTTCGATAGTCGGCACTTGTAGATTCCATTGTCCGCTTGCAACACTAGGAATAGGTTGACTACTGTTTAACAAATTAAAACTACGTGTTTCACGAATAGGGAATTTTAATAAAACATTATTTACATAACCCAGATAATTTTCTAACGCCGCAAATCTGTTAGAAAACATGCTTTGTCTTGGGCGGAACTGTACACCATAGCGTTCAGCTGGACTTAATGTAGGATCAGGAACATTGTTGCCGTTACTGTCAATACCACTAAAACTATCAATTAGTTTTAAATAAAGTTTTGGTGTCAAAAATCCATCAGGTTTGCCTTCAGGAACTAAATCATACTGTAAATGTATGTTATCGTCGTTGAAATTTCTGTCATAGTTAATATGAAGAATTGTGTCGAACGCTGATAATAAAGATCCGCTGTTGTATATTGCCACGGTGCTGGCATTTAAAAATGCTAGGTAGGGTATGCCGCTGGAACGAGGACTTTCAATGTAAGACGCAATGGCAGTAGTACTTAAATTTTTGCCAGCGCCGGTTGCTACACTGGTGATACCGCGTACCCAGAAGAAATATGCAGTGTCAAAAATATTATCAGCAGTTAGAAAACTTTTAACCGTGTAGCTTTCGATAGACAGGGGTGTACCTTCACCCGTGTACTCTGAGGGTGGCACTGGGCTTGACGTCCACTGGTAAATGTCTATTCTTGATCCAGGGAACACTTGGCCCCAACGTCTACTTTGATAAATGATGTTATCCTGGTTGGGGTCGATAAATCTAACTGAATCTGTATCCCACCAAATTTCTCCTACTCGTTCGTTGGCCCACATTGTACCGTTATTACGTACTGGTCCAACATTGTAAGTAGCTGGGTCAACTGCTCCCACATAATCAATATTTCTTTGTGCTACAGATAAAATTTTACCTTGAAGCGGATCAAAGAAATCTAAATAATCCTGTTCTTGGCTCAATAGTCTATTAAACAAATAAGCATTGTTAATTAATTTTGTATCTACCACTGGTTGTTGAGCATAAACAACTTGCCATGCTGGAATATCACGAGGATTATTAAAGGTAGCCACATATCCGTTGGCTCCGTTGTTGCCGTTGGGTGCGCCTACTAATAGTTTTCCATCAACATAACTTAACGCAGACCCAAATTGATCGTTTGGCTGTTCAACCGTATTGTAAATTTGTTGGCCAAAGATAAATTTGCCAGGTGTTTCGACTGTGTCACTGGCACTTAATAGATAATCATAACTGTACACAACTCCGGAATTAAATATAGGATTAAAGAACGTAGTGGCTCGATCATCAAAAAATGTTTGTCCGTTGTCAAATGTTGTTGCTTGATAAATATTTCCGTTTGGTGAACCCACTAATAATAATTCAGCATCTAAAGATAATGCCAACGATGATCCAAATTTGCCAAAGTATGTTGGTTCAGGCGGATAAATTGTTTGTGTCCACGCATATGGAGTCACTCCCAAAGCATTGAACACAGTGCTGGTCACGCCAGGCAGTACACTAAGCATGCTGTACAATTTGGATGCTTCAACGTTTTTAACGCTGAGTGTCATTCTTCCGGACACCACAACAATTACAGCTCTATTAGCTGGTGGTGTAACAAAGATAATTTCTTCGGTCGTAGCGTTGTATGTGTAATCTATATTTTCTGTTAACAGCACATTATTAACATAAACCACAGTTGTGTAGGAAGCCGCAGCCGTGTAAATTGGCCCAATTCCAAATATTTGTGTTGAATTGTTACCAATAAATGTAGCATCAGGGGTTGGGGTGGCAATAACGTTGGGTATGCCTGACGCATTAATAGCAGAAATTAATCCAGCCACAGTAGTATTAGCTACAGGGACTGCTACTAATATGTTGTTAATCTTGATAGTGTCACCAGCTGACAGAACAGGATTAGCAATAGTAGTGGTTATTGTTCCATAAATTGCTGGTTGCGAAACATTTCTATCAACAGAGCCCGATTGTGTTAACTGTGTGCTGTCGTTGGGAGCACCTATTACAATCGAACAATCATTACTACAAATTTCCACAGCACGACCAAAATCTTCCTCATCTATTGCGGAATGACTTAAAATTCTTTGTATTAACTGAAACTGATTATTTTCAATGGTAATTTCATCACCAACCTGGGCTTGGTACTGAACAATATTACCTAGAGTAATAACATTACCGGCCATTACAGTAGACGAAACGGTAATCGTGTTGCCTGATACAGAAGAAATTACAAAAGTGCCGTTGTAGTTAACAGGGCTAATGTCAGTTACAGTTACAGTTTGTCCAGCAATAAACGAAGGGGAAGCTGGCCCATTAAAAGAATACGTTACAGATGTGCCTGTTGCGCTGACTATGTTGGCATTACCGTACGCGGTTGTAGTCAACTCAATTTGTGTGTTACCGACAGGCACAGTGAATTGACCATTGATAGACTGATATGAATTTTGTAAATAGTTATTATTGAGAGTAACTGCTACAGGTCCGTTAATAACATTACCAGGAATAGCATAGGCCAATTGTGTGGGATCAGATACAATATATGTGTAACTGCTTTTTCCGTAAACATAAACTGCACCTGAATTTAATTGAGCTCCGTCGTCACGTGGGGCACCAATGCCCACTTGATCGCCTGTGGAAGTTGCCGAAACGCTGGCACCAAATTCAGCGTCAACTGGTATGCCAGCTGGGGTTATTTCACCTGCGTATTTCCAGTAAGAGCCAGCATTAACAACAATTTCTGCGCCAATAGCTGGGATTACAGCAAATACAATAAGGCCAGTACCAACGTTGTAAGTGTAGTCTATTTCAGGTCTCTGTAATACGTTGTTTATTTTGAGATTAAATGTTTCAATACTTGTGGCTGTGTAGAAATAATCACCAACATTTACAATAGTGTTAAAATTTCCAGTACCGGCAAATGTAAATTCAGTGATTCCGGTAAATGACACAGCAGTTACAGTAACAGTAATATTATTAGCAGGTGTTGTTCCACCCACGGCAGTTCCTAAAATTGTAAGGGTGTCACCAATAGCGTAATTTGTTCCAATGTTATCAATGGATACTGAATATTGACCTCGAAGGTTGGTAATAATAAAAGTAGCACCAGTGCCAGACCCAGTTACGGCAGTGCTGGGCACGTTATTGTAACTTTCACTACCATAAAGACGATATTCGCGACGTGATATTCCAATAATAGCATTATCAGGCGGTACTGTGACAAATTCTACACCAAATCCTGATCCTACAGAAACAATAGTGTAATCTACGCCAGCTATTTGTTCGGCTCCATTTACGTTAACAAATAATTGTGTGGGTTTAGTATTGTCAATGATAATATTATCAGAATATTTAAATGTATCAGTTGTGCCATCACCAGTGTACGAAACAGTTTGTACTTGAACATTTTGTAGGCCGTATGCGTAAACTTTGTTGGCCGCAGGAGCACCTACGTAACACCAACGATCATCATCAGTCATCCACACATATTCACCAAAAGACTGAACAGGATTAATCAAATAATCAGGAGGCAATAACAGTTGGGTAAATCTGTAATCGCCAATGCCAGTACTTTGAAATAATATTGCGGCATAACCCAAATTATTTAAACTTCTTGGAGCACCAATGACTGACCAGTTACTGTCACCGTAACAACTACTCTGCCCAAATCCTCGAGTACCAATTGTGTCTAATTTTAACGGAGCAGTAAAAACATAGTTGTTATTGTTATTTCTGCGATAAGCTACAACTATTCCTTGGTCAGTATCCAATCCTGGAACCCCAACCAATGCCGACACTTGGTCGTACGATTGTGACACACTAGCGCCATAACGCACATTAAACGAAGGATCAATGCCTGTACTGTAAATAACTTCCGATGTGCTAAATGAATCTGTTTTTTCTAACACTACCCAATGACCAAAACCGTCGTTGTCAACATAAACTTTGGCGCCAGGTAAAAAGCTATCAGCATAGGGCAAATCTGCTATGTTGCTGGCTTGACTAACACGCATTGACTGTAGATAAAATACTAAGCCAGTACCAAAAATTGTTGTTTGATCTGAAGGAGTAAACGTGTAGGCAATAGTAATAGAGTTAATAGCAGGCACACTTAACACACGGTACACACCGTTAACAGCTTCATTAAAATAACGAATAATAATTAAATCACCCACAGCTAAATCGTGTGGTTGATCAAATGTAGCCAACGATGTTCTGTTTAAATTGTCAGATATTTGTGTAATTCTTGCACCTTCAACCTCACATCTAAAAATGCCCCAGTCGTAACTATTAGTTTTAGCTATCCAAATGGTAGTGCCAGTGCCCACTATTTCAATATTTGCTTCTATTGACTTGGGGTCATTGATATTAAACACAGTAATGTCTGCGTCGTCAAAATTTACATATCCGGCTGTGGGCAGGGTAGAGTCATTGACTTGCGGGTAAAAAGTTTTGAATACGTTTGGACTGGTAAGTTTGTAACTTTCTCGCCACACATCTTGTAAAAAGATTGTTTGGTTAGCAATGCCGGAGTTGGGCGGTTGCAGTATTTGAATTGTAGATGGATCACTGCGCAGTAATGCTTCATTTAATCGCAATTCAATAAACGATTTATTGGCCTGTGCACCATAAACGCCAGCTAATGTTGCCCAGTTTTCGTAGATAGTGTATTCGCCTGACAATCGGCCAAACTGTGCTCGAGTAAAAATGTCTGTGGATAATCTTGTGCCTTTAGACTTTAAAAATTGTTGATACACCTGTACCTGTGTAGAGTCATCTAAATTAAGTGCTGCCATGTACTCACGAGGTCTAAACCCAATTAGTCCATAAGCAAATAAATTGGCATCACTTTGTAAATTTACAGTTCGAACATCATACACATCTGTTAATTCATCTGCTTTAGTTGCTATGTTGGGCAACAAGCCTTGTTGAATCCTAGTGTAATCGCTCTTTACCCAGTCATTAAAATCAAATAATTCTTTGGGTTGAACAATAGTCTGAGCTGACCAATAGGTGTTTTTGTACAGCACAATCTCACCTTTAGTATATTTACGATTTGGTTGCCACTCTTGAATATTGTTTTCATTTAAAATAAATCCACGAGTGTCAAAGGTGCCATCCCACTCGGACGTAATTGAACCCACAACCTTAAGACGGTTTTGTCTGGCACCTGTAACTGGATCATAAATTAAATCGCCAAATGTATCTGCATTATCAAATACAACTATTTGCTCATAAGATGTAAACTTGAGATTGGCATATGAAATAGTTTGGTTGGTAGGTGAATTAATAGTAAATTCATTACCATAACGTTCTATAATTAAATCTTTAGTAGGTAACACAGCACGATTCTGATCCAACACCATGTTTTCAGGACTAATACTATCTATTGTGTCAACAACAGCACCGGCTTTTACCGCAGCCAGTGTGATTGCACTGGGATTTAAGTTAATCATAGTACCAGGCGACCAACCTTGTTGCGCAAAGTAAACAAACTCAGCGGCCATTTGTCGCCAGTTCATTGTGTAACCGTTTTCCTGCGTTTCGTAGATAATGCCGTTGTCTTCTAAGTATTTTCCGTAACCTAGTAAGAAATCTACCACTGCCGCATCATTTGTAAATGTTGTACCGTAAGGTATTTGTGCCACTTGTTGTGTGTAGGTGGCAGGGACTTGAACCACTTTTCCACCGGCTTCAATAGTTTGTTGAAATCCGTTGGGATTGCTTACTTGAATAGTAAAGTAAGGCAAACTATTACTGTATCCAAAAATTTGATAGCCACCCTCCACTACTTCAACAATACACGCACTGTATTCAATATTTGAGAATGGAACATTTTTGTACAATGACAAATTGTAGCTGACATCAGGAATCAATAGGCTGGTATTGGAGCTGTTGGGGCTGCTGCGTTCACAAAAGAAAGACAAATAATCTTTGCTACTGTACCCGCCTAAACGATAGCACAACCGCACGTCTAAATTCTGCAACGCTTCAGTTAAATCTTTAGTAGAATTAAGTCCTATTTGTTTATTGTAGTCTACTATCCAGTTGATGTAGGATGCTTTGCTTACTCCGTTACCATAAACTTCTACACCGTTGGCGTCTAATCGATATCGACCGTTGTACAAGTATTGTCCAAATTCTTGACTGTATTTGTATAGATCTCTGTCAGCAAACAAAGCAAAAAATTCTGCTGGTCGCGACAGTATCAACAATCGCATGTAGGCAAACGGATATGAACTGCTGTAAATCCACGATGCTTCTACAGGGCCGCCATCACCTACTTGCCAGCTTCTTCGGAATGAATTTTCATCATAGTTACCTACTACTGATTCAAAAGGTGATAATAACTCACCCTGTTCATCTACAGGGATTACTTTATCAAGTCCAGGACGAACATATTCAGGTAAAATGTAAGGACCAGCAGGATCGGCAACAATACCGTTTTCTAAATCGTCCCACAAGACTAAGTTACCTGCTGTGTAAGGTGCTGGGCCGTAACGTAAAGACCACCAACTTGGTTCAACTGTAAAGCCCAACATTTCCCATGGAGTTAAATTAGGAGTATCAGTGTCATAAAAATAACGATAGATACCGCGCCAAGCACCTTGTAGTGGTTCATTGGTAATTTTGTTTCCGGATTGACTGTAATTCCAAGAGAAAGCATTTTGTGCTATATAGTCCTGTGTTTTGTAGTCTAATTTGTTCCAACCCACCCATGACAGAAAACTTTTACTTAGAATGGCAGTGACTTCAGGGCTGGAATAATCTATTCCTCGGAAATATCCAGGTAACACATTTACAAGCCCTGGTGGTAGTACGCCCACACTGTCTACATAGCTGATTGGACTAAAGAATCCAGGTACAACAGATTCAGTAAACAGTGGTACAGGATTACCCTGCATTTTAATGTTGTTGTAAATTCGTTTTTCAAATTCTAACAATACTTGTGTTCTATAGTCGGGGAAGGCAATAGTCTTACTACCGTCATGCCCCAACACAACAAAAGTAGGTTCTGCGTAAGTAGTGTCATAGTAAAGCTCAGGCGCATACGCTGGGTAAAGGCCCATTTTACTAGGTGTATTAGGCACAAAATTACCAGCGGTATTATTGTATTCGTTAATAGTAAGGATATCGCCTACGGTCAAGGGAACTAAGATTGTCAATCGTGGACCGTCAGTTGCCACTGTGTATTGTTGACCAATATTTAATTGTTCACCGTTAAGATACACCAACAATCCCAAAAAGTTAGCACTGCTAAAGTTGTATGTTTGAACAGTAGTAAATGTGTCGCCTGTAATAGGAGTAACTTCTATTGTTGTAGTAGTGTAGCTGCCACTGGCAGGTAACATGTCACTCCAATAGAACGGATATGTGTCAGTTTTACCGCGATTAATATCAGCAATAGCAGCATCAACTACTTCGGGTATTGTCAAGTTAGTGTAGTCATTAGTAACAACATTGTCTAACAATTTATCTTTGAATTTAATATACTCTCGACCGTTGTAGTCTAATGCGTTAAAAATATCATACTGTTCTTCACGCATAAAGTAGCCGGCCAATGTTACAGGACTACTTTGTTGTAAAATTGTTAACCCGTAAGGTAAAATATTTCCAAGATCACGAGTATTGTTGGCACCGTCAACTGGCCCTTGCAGATCAATTAAGTTTTCGCAAATAGTTTGATAGTGAGTGCGCACGGTGCCCAAGGTAAATTCGGCACTATTGGCATTCAATGGATTATTGCTTAAATTAATAGGTACTTGATAAAATCCTTGTGTACTAATTTGACTAGACAACACTGCTGCTTCGATGATATCATCTATTTCAGCGACCCCAGAATCAATAGTAATAATAGATCCTTTGTCGTTTTGACTTACAGTGTAATTGCTAGGATCTAAAAATTTAGAATTTCGATAAAGTTGAATAGACGGGACTCTAAAGTTTGGACTGATAAAAATATCAAACTGTAAAGGAGTTCCGTCGTAGGTAAATCTAAATTGTTGTCTTACTAAACTTCTAGTAATAGCAGTTTGCCAACCTAATAATCGAGCGTAATCAGTTCGGTTGGTGTATTCGTGCACAAACCCTGTACTTACATTCAGCGTACTGCCCACACGGTCTTTAGTAAACGTAAATGTGTCTGTGTACAAATTATTATCAAAAATAATGTCAAATATGTTGGAAATAGTGCGGTATCTTAAAGGAAAGCCCAATACTGGATCGTCTTGACCTGTGCCTACCGCATAACTGAATAATTTGTTGCCCCTAAATGACGTACTGGGATATTTTATCTGATCGCCAAAACTAACATTATCTACGTCAAACACATCAAAGAAGGGTGCTTGGTTAATAGAAGTTTTCTGTTGAGCTCGCAGATATTCAATTCCGTCCCAATACCACGAAGTGCCTTTGGTTGTTGCACCTGTTAATGTCACCACCATGTCATTAATCAGCATGGTGTAAATAGCAGTTAAATTAATTACCGGCTGTATAAATTCTGCTGTGCCGGTGCCGGTGCCCACCCCAGTGGCAGTAAATTCAGTTCCTACTGTGTTGCTGGTCGCACCTACGGCGGTAAAATTAGTATTTCCTAACGTTACAATTCTATAGGTTCTACCCACAACAAAATCACCTGCGTTGGTTGCGGGTGTTGAATCTGGTGTGACAAAACTAACTTGCCAAATTTTGTTTCGTACTCTTGGATCAGTGTCTGCGGCAAATATTACAGTTGATCCTTCTAACAAACTAAATTGGTCAATGACAAACTCAGGTTGGCCGTTAACGGTCAACAATGCATTAGTTGTTGTCAAATCAATTACAGTAATGGGTGACGCACCTAATGTTCCGCTGTCAAACAATTTAATTCCACTTCTGTATTCTAAAATGGGACGGCGGGCCCGTTCAAAATTAGAAAAATCTGGTACCTGATTGTTGTATTGAGCAGCGGCAGTAATTGTGTCAACGTGGAACCAGCGATTGCATCGGCTCCACGCATTGTTGTCTGGACTAGCCCGATTCATAACAATGTAGTCAAGATCTATTGGAGCATTCAAATCACCGTCATAGGGATACATGTCATAGTTTGTGCTATCGTAGGGAATACTTAAATTATTCGCATATGTTTCAGGCACTACTAAATTGGCCAATGGTGTAAGGGTAATAGATTCACCCACTCCTTCTACTACAAAATAACTATTTTGATACGAAGCAGGCGTAGTTAATCCATCAAAAAACACAATTAACCCAGAGGTAAATGCAACTCCATTAGGAGAAGTGTATTGCTTAGATCCTAAAATTTCATTGATGTCTAAAATTGCTGTACTAGTAGCATCTATTAAGTTAATCTTACCAAACATTAACGGATCTTCGCTATCTTGATAATACAGTTCAGAATCCAAGGCGGTCAGTAACGGCATTTGTATTACATTACCGGTTGTGCCTCTGTACCATGTTGTATTAATGTATTGAGCGCCAAACAAAATAGTAAATTTTGTGTCGTTACTCACTACAGTAGACACAGTTATTGTTATGTTACCGGCTACATATGTAATCAAATAAATTGTGTTGTCATTTTCACTAGGGAAGAAAATAGTTCTTCCGTCTAAGTTATTGATTCCATCAATATTTCCGTAAGTAGAAATAAAGTTTGCGACAGTAGGTGATCCTTGGAAATACGCCAGCGGAACATTGTTGCTAATTAAATCACAGCCGCCAATATTAGTTAAATTGTAAAAATAATTTTGTGCTATTGTGGTTGGCGGTATAAAATTAATTACGCCTAAATCAGTAGTGTTGTTAGTTACACCGCCTATTGTAGGCACACGTGAACTAATATTAGGACTCCACGATATTTCGCCTTCTACACCTGGTTGAGTTTGAATAGAAAATAATGGACCTGTGCCAGATACTGCATCAATAATATCAAACTGCCCTTGAAAGTTAGATGATGCCAGTAGGTCACAATAAAACAATGTATTGGGCGCATCTTGCGGAACTTTAAAAATAAGTTGGCCCGTGGGACCTGTACCACCGTTGTTGGTTATGCCATCGGTCCAAAGATCAATCGTCCCGGCACTGATAACAGTTTTTATATAGAAAGAATTAACACCAAACCCATATGTAAAATCAAAAACATAGGTGTTGCCACGCACTAACTGCACAGTGGGGTTAACAGCATTATTAATGGTGTATCCGTTACTGCCCACCACGTTAACTGGTACAGTTTCTGTTTGTGTTAAATTTTGTTCAACAGTAAAATTGTAGTTACCAGTACGTAATAATGTAATAGTAGGGTTGTTGCCAAATATTGCGCCAGTGGTATCGCTAAATGTGTAGGCATTGGTATCTGGATTTCGTGTAACTGTAAAATCTTCTGTAAAATTGTATTGTCTAGCATTTACTGCCACGGCCTGCGGGCCCACAGGTATCCAGAAATATTGACTGTAGTTAATAAATTTGTCTAAATCAACAAAAGGGTCAAACGCATAATATTCTGAAGAGTACAGTCGATCAGGATCATCAACATAAGCACCTTGTAGATTCAACGCATCATTGATCCCTGGATAAGTGATGGTGTTGGTTATTTTTGTAGTGTCAGTTGGTTTTAAACTAACTACCCCTGGCTCCAATTGATAATCTGCACGTGTCTTTGTAGTTTCTAATATGTAGCTGTCCCGTGGATTTACTCCGGGGCCTACTTGACGACCAATAAAGCCTTCAGTCTTTTTAAATCCTGGTTCTTGTACCAGTTGATCAAATGTTGCACCTAAAAACTGTCTATTAGTGGGAGTTTGAAATATTGGCGGTAAAAAATCTACCGATCTTACACGATTAACCATTAGATAACCCCGCTGCCTGGGGCAGTTTGTAAATTGTTGCTGGTAAGGGCTGTAATAACTTCAATGTTATCTACAGTGGCACCATTGACAAAAATTTGATATGGTGCTGATCTTATTTCATACAAGTCGCCAAATGATTTTTGTGTGTTTAAAGGAACTAATACAACGGATGACACTATTCCACCTATTTCGCTGTGGATGTATGCTGCCAACTCTGAGAAATAAAATGTTTCTCCAAAATCCCACTTGTCTAAACTAAAGTAAGCATCCATTGCCTGCACTACAGAATTTTTTATTTCACTGATACTGGCAGTTGTATTGCTGGCAGCAATTACTTTAATTGTAGCACGTAAATTTTCAGGCGCCTTGCTGCCAAACAAAGGCAAGAATTCTACAGAATTTAAAATTAAATTATCAGATAACATTTTGTAATTTTGTAGTCCAGTGTATTCAGTTGTTAGTTCATCAATGGTAGGTGGACTTGGTTCCAATACTGTGCCAGTAATATCTTTAATCCAATTTTGATAAGCAGTGTAGTAAGCCAATGTTACGATGTACAAGTCAATAATGTTAGTGCTACCAGGATCAATCCTAGCCGTCAACGGGGCATTATGTCTGTATTGAAAGAACAGTGCTTGTCTTCCTGTTTTTGCCAAGTATTCTGTTGATGGCACAAGAATAAGTTGTCCCACTACTGTTAAGGTCAGTACGTAAAATAACTGTGCTGAATAGGCATAAAACACTTGCCCGGGAGAAAATTCAGTTTTTACTAACTCAATGCTGTCAAGTGTAGGATAATTTGAATTAACTATGCCTGGCTCCAATAACAAATATCTTTGTAGGTCGTCAAAGTCAACTGTTGATTGAAAAAATACTAATTTTTGATTAGGATTTACATTGGGAGCAACTATGTCGTTGAAAAAATCTGGATTGTCAGGTACGCCGTCACCGCTGTTATCTTGAAAGCTGACTAAAACTTGGTAGTCATCTACATATCCATCACTTTGTATTGGTTGGCCTACAATCTTTAACACAGTGTCGCCCAACAAAGGCGAATTACTATCAGGTCTACTATTGGTTTTTAATACATTAATAAAGTCTGAAATTACAACTCCAGTTCGTGGATCATAAATTTTGTCATCAGTAAAGTAAAAAAAGCGAGTTTGTAAAACACTACCAAAATAATACACCAAGTTTCTAACTTGAACTGTGTATTGTGTTCCGTTGGTCACAAATTGTATTAACCAACTGGCATCATTATTGACTCCGGCGGTGCTTTGTTGATTGGCCTGACTGTAAGGGGCATTGATATCAATGTTAGAAGCAGTTATTACATACCAAGTTTGTGTTAAATTATTGTAACCAAGTCCAAAATTTTGATTAAAACTAATTTGTTCTGCAACAGATACCTCAACGCTGGCTGGTAAATCTGTAACAAATAAAGGAATAACTTGTGAAGCAATGGCTCCTGTTGGAATAAAATTATTAAGCACCACTGGACCTACCCCATCAGGGAAATTTCCAGCACCTTGATTGGTTCCTTCGTTGACCACGGCACTGGGGCTAGCCCATAAAACCAATTTGTCAGTGTCAGATAATGGTGTTCCCAATACTAACCTATTATCTTTGTTAAAGTAATATCCAGCCGGAGGAACAAATTTAACCAAGGCTCCTACCACAACATATTTAAAATTGTTACTGGTAAAGGGACCAATAGGAATAGGGCCGCCGGTGTTACTTTTAAAGTAGCCAGTGGTTTCATTGACTAAAGTGGTACTCTGCACCCAACCTACATTTAAAAATTCCAAAGGTGGACGATCAAAATTTGCGTAATAGAACTGACGTAATCCTGTGCTAATTAGTTGTGGCTCAACTTGATTAACAATGGCATCGGTAATATCGTTAACTGATTGCCACGCAAACGTAAAAGATGCATTATCATTATCTTCATACAGCGCACCGTCAGATGCAAAACTGTTTGTTGAGCTGTATTTTCCTGTGTTGTCAACTAAATCTAAATAACGACTAGTTCCTATACTGGCTCTGTTGACCGCTGAGCTTTTTAAAATGCTATTGTATGTTGTAAACGGAAAATTAGTGTAGTCTTCGCCGTTGACCATACGGTCTTGTGTGTAATAACGAGCAGGAGCACGTTGTTTAATTTGTTCAATTGTTTCACGAGCTTGCGCATTACTGATTGGATTAGTAATGCCACATGTAAATGTAATAGTTTCAATTTGTCCAGTACGACTTACATAGCTAATAGGAATTAACACGCTTTGCATTTCACTTGGATTAATAATATACTGTAATCCGTTCGAAGCACGCACATAGGCGCGGAATGTCCCTACTGGAATTTGAGAAAAGACCCCGTCACCAAAGTTTAATGATATTTGATCGTTAACCCGTGATGTGATTGAGTACAGGTTTCGAATATTAGGACTAAGTTGTTCGGCGGCAGCGCCGTAAACAGACTGTGTAAAAACCCACTCTGTAGATATGTTACCCACATTGTCTAATTGATACAACCAATGATCTTGATTGTTACATCCTTCAATGTTTATGTTTACAACTCGATTTGAAATTCGTTCGGGTAAGTTAAAATCTTGATTTTGTAATACACCTTGTTTAAAGTAAAAAAAGTAACCTGTATTGGCACTTTGAAAACCCAGTGTGTCATTACGGAACAACACATTAAATCTGCCATTGGGCAATGGACTAGGTTCGTAAACAAAATCAGCTCCTCTTGATGAGGCATTGACCGCTTCAAACGGCATATTAACACCATCTATTGTAGCGGTAAAAGGCACAATAGGTAAAAACCCAGGCACAAGGTTAACTGTGTATTCGGCAGTTTCTACCCCTAGAATATCTTGGCGGTTAGCAGGCACGCCCACTCGCTGTGTGTCTAGTAGGCTGGCATTGATAATGGCACTGAATTGTTCTTGCCAGTCAAAATTACTGGGATCGGCCCAATTTACGGTTACGCTTGCTAAGTTAACTCCGTTGTAATCAATAACATTCTCAGTAGTCTGTACTGAAAAAACTTTAAGATATCCGCTTGACGGAGTGTTGCGCTTGGGAGTGTAACCAACTAAATTTGCCAGTTTAACAACACTGTCTCTGCGTTCTGCAGTGTCTAAGAAATTTTCACGTGTATTTAAATCTGTACGGAACGCCAGTGCTTGCCCTTCAAAGGCCATTACGTCTAGTAAGGCAATGAATTCTGATGACTCAATGTAGTCGTTAAATGTTTCTGGATAATACAGACGCAGATAATCTACAAAACTTTTACGCAGAGTCTCAAAATCGTAGGATTGAAAGTCACCTTCGCGATATGTTTGATAGATTCGTTTCCAATCTTCTACTCCAAATATGACTGTTTGTCTTGTGGTGCGTGCCATGTTATTCCCAATGTTCTAATATTTATTTAATTTTTAATGTACGTAGTTTTTAAACGAATGATGCTCGTCTTGAATCTTGATCAAAGAAAAGGCTTAATCGTTGCGCATCTGTGGTGGGCACAACTAGTACTTCAATTTGTATTAAAATGCCGTTTAATTGCGGAAAAATTTCTATTTCGTTAATATAAATTCTAGGATCGTTTCCTGCTACTCGTTGTACTTCGGCTATGATAGCTCGCTCAGTATCTTGAGTTTGATTTTCAAATATGTAATTCCACAACAATGTGCCGTATTCTGGTTTGCCTGGCAGTTGTCCTTGCTGAATACTAAAAGCATTAAGCAAATCGCGTTTAATTAACTCAAAATCCACAAGTGTAAATTTTTTGTATTGATCAATAGTGCTAAACCCAATAAATGTAGTCATAAGTGTATTTACCGTCTATAAAATCCGTTGAGTTATTGCTGACCCTTGGGACCGTAAATTCTGTGCTATCACCGAACCCTGTCCCTGTAAATTTTGTGCCAGTGTCAACACTTGTTGTCCTTGGCGTAACACCGTAGTCAATGCTGTTTGTGCTTGTTTTATGTCTAAATTGTTTAGTGCTGTGGCGGAACCAGGTAGTGTGTAATTTGGAGTGGGTACTTTGGCGTTGCCAATGATACGAGTAACTGCCGCATCCACTGTGGCTCTGTTCACGGTATTGACATATCCGGCACCTTGTTTTACTCCTGATATTAGACTGCCAAATTGCCCCTGTAAGGCGGTTAATTGTCCTGACAGTTGTCCTGGTATCGCACCCAGTTGACCCTGTATCGCACCCAGTTGACCCTGTATCGCACCCAGTTGCCCTTTGGCAAAGCTGGCAGCATATTGACTTGCTTTACCTAAGATATCTGGAGTTGGAGTAAGCGACGGCAAGGTTAATCCTTTACTCCACAAATCTGCTACCTGCGGTCCAAATTTTGTAGATATGTTTATTAGTGCGGCAGAGTTTTGTGTTACCAATCCCACAATGCTTGCCGCGGCTAGTGCTGTGGCTGATGTGTTGGTGTACACTTCTCCTGTTAACACAGCTTCTCCTGCTTGCACCGGAGGCTGAATAGTGCCGGCAGCCGTCAGTCCCTGATATCCGTTTTCCATTAATTGTATTTGAATAGCGTTTTGTCTTGGGTCGTCGGTAAGAATAGTGTCTAATCCAGTTACTCCGTTTAACCCGTTCCAAATACTAGGCGAATTTAATACGTCAAGGAATAAAGATGGATCGGGCTTGATGTAAATTTCATATGTGTTGGGTTTAATGTATCCCACTCGTTCAAGTTGTTGAGCAGAAAATCCATACTTACCAATACCTTTTTCATTTGTAGCAACAGTAAACGGTTGTTCTACCAAACGAATTATCTGTGCCATACACGCCGCAACTTCTGTAGGTGTTAAAATTCCAACGGCAGGTGGTCCCAATGCGTCTTGTCCTATTAATGCAATATCAGACTGTGTAATTGGATTGACAATTGGTATGTTAAACAAATCAGGAATAGGAGCAACCACAGGAAGCCCCCGTACAATAGAAAGAATAACTGTGTCTTCTACTGCTGCTGTGCCACGGTCTAATCTGCTTAAATTAAATTTGGCCAGTTCTACTTCGGCGCTGGTTAAAGTTTGCCCAGGAATGTAATCAACCAGAGATCCTGCCGCAACTTGTTCATAAAATATTTTATCGGCTTGTTCCTGAGTTGCTTCTGCAGGACCCAACACTTCAAATGTTTTTCCAGAAGGCAATATGTATTTGAATACGCTCATTTTCTAGTAATACTCCAATTGTTAGGGACCGCAGGGCTTGCTGGTGATGCTGAAGTTTGTCCCTTTTGTAAACTTACACTGACCGGAACTCCTTTACCGTGATATGGATACGGTTCATGAGTGGGTGCTCGTGTTGCAATACTTTCTAAACCGGTTGGTAGTATTTCCCAACCGGTGCTATTGTTGAATGTAGTGTCAGGTAACAAATATTTTGTTAAACCTGGTGGTGTTTGAACTGCTATCTTGGGACCGCCGTTGAGATCGATTGCGCCAGCAGATAAACTTAAACTGCCGCCACCGTCCCACGCACCGCCAGTACTTACTAATCCCAAACTGCCGTTGGATTTAATACCTATTGCTGCATCACTGTACAACGTAATGCCTGTTTTAGTGGCAATATTAACATTTTTATCACTTTGTAGAGTGAAATTATCCATACTTTTTAAATTAATCTTTTTACCAGCAAACATATTAATGTCTTCATCTGCATGTAAGTTAATAGTACCTTGTGATCTAATGTTTACTGAATTTGTAGCAAAAAAATCTATTGTTCCTTCTTCACCTAACTCTATCCAAGTTAGCCCATTGGCATGTGTTATATAAAAACTGTTACCGTCATCACTCATAGTAAGTTGATGACCTTTAGCAGTACGAATTCTAACAAGATTATCTTTGCCTTCTAAATCACCATCATCCATCACAAAAGTATGACCGCCGCGACGACCTATCACTTGTAAATCAGCTATTTGAGTTGTTCCTGATTTTACTTGTTGTTTGACGTTTGTGTCGTCAGCGCCGCCTTGAAAAATTGCTCTACCGGGAGATGAAAAACCAAACACTCCACTGGGACTTTCGCGTTGTGCCGAACTGCCAATTGATCCCCTGACAGTGTCTTTGTTTAGCCCCTGTTGAAATAATACACTAGCTAAGTAGCTGTGAACTGGTTTATTAACGTCAAAAAACTTGGGGTTTTCTACGTTTTCTACGTTTGTAGGTGCGTTATTAATTTCAGTGACAGGTAATCTAGGGTCATCAGTAAAATATGTTTCTTGATTTTTGTTTTGTGGCACATAATTAGTTACAGCACCAATAGCAGGCAACATGCGCACTTGTCCTTGTTCAGGAACACAACCTAAATAATATCCCTGACTGGGATCACCGTTAACGAAAAAACACAAAACTTGTGTGCCAAGATCAGGTGCCGTAAACCACATTCCATAGGCCGATTGATTACCAGGGTAAGTGCCTGTTCCTTGGCTAGTGCCTGACTTTGGGGTCGCTCCGTAAAATGGGGGGCAGTAACTCAGTGTTCTCCATTGACTTTTGTCGGCAGGGTCGCTGCCAGAAAACTGTTCAATAAAAACCTGTATTCTACCTTGTCTTGATGGATCAATGTTGTTGACTACGGTACCAATAAAAGCACCCACGTCAACAGGCGCACCGCCTTTATCCATCTTGTAATTACCGGCTTTACCTCGGCTACGTTCATTATCTGTTGGCATTAGTATTCTCTATTCATTAATTGTGGGTTAGTTCTTAATCCAGTGGCGTCAAATAGCTCTCCGGTTTCAGTATTTCTTCTAATATTACTGCGTAGCCCAGTTTCATCAAAAATTTCTCCATCAGATGTTGGCGGCTGGGGCAACGCCGAAGGCACAACATTGCGGATTTCAGCTGACCCCACATCGCCGTTTGTGGCTGCCTGAGGCGGCTCTGTTTGTTCAGTAGAGCCGCCTGCTCTAATTCTATCAACACTATTATTAGAAATTCTAGCACCATTCTGCGCAGTAACACTCTCTCGTCCCGACGCGGTAACTCCGTTTGGTGCTGTTAGTTGTTTTAAACTGCCAATTAGTGTACCTGTTAGTTCTTGTTCAAATTTGCCTCTGCTAAACGTACTGGTAATTTCTGTGGCTTTGTATGCTTGAGCATACTGAGGTAAATTTTTTGGTGTTCCGTCAGGATTTTTTCCTACTTGGTTGATGTCTATTAGTCCAGTTTCAAGATTGTAGTCAGCTGGATTATTCCATGCCATAGTAAACACTATCTCTGCTGTGTTAAAATTAATAGTTCCGTCTGGCAAAAATGGAGCATAGGTTGGCGGTCTACTACTGGTGATCTCGCAACCTTGCTGCAGATAAGCTGGATCACCTACAATTTTTACTTTTAGTATAGCAAGTGCGCCTGGATCAAACAAATAGTCTTCAGCACTGGCTGGACCTTCATTGGCTTTCCCTTTAGCCCCTTGTGCATTTGAGCCTGACGTAGATTGGGGTGACACTGTAGGTTGAAAAAATTGATCTCCGTAAATACGTTTAGTGTAGTCTTCTTGCTGTGCTCTAAGTCCAGATACTCCGTTTTCCTTTTTTCCAACAACTGTGTAGGTTGAATAAGTTGAATTGTAATCAATTGAGAAATCAAGAACCGCAGTGTTTTCTCCTGTAAACCAATACTGGTATGCTTTTTGTGCTCCTCGGTATTTTGCTCCAGGAAAATATGGACTAAGCATCGCATTAATATCAAATTTGCTAATATTGTAGGTAATTTTGTAAGCAAAGTCATTGCGTTTTTTATCAAATTTATCAGTGGGAGTAGCAACAGTATTAATTTTAAACCAGCTGACATTTTGTTGTGTCAATGTATCGTTACTTTTTGTTTCTTGCGTTACTTCATCTGTTGTTTTAATTTGTTGATCTACAATATAAGAACTATTTTTAAAAACATCATTGATAACTTGAATAATTTGAGTTCCGGCCGCAATAGTCCATGTTCTGCTTTTCATATTGGTGCTGTTTGTATCAGGGTCTAATGATTTGGCTTTGGTCTTGTCTTCCATTGCCACAGCATTGTACGCAGTAGTGCCAGATTTGGCCAATGTGGCATTTTTTAAAGACTCAGGTGTAAAAACAATTTCGTATTCGTCAGGAAAATCTTGTTCGGCATTAGTTCCAGTGCTTAATTCTTGTTGAGTTTTATTAAGCAATGCGGCTAGGCCGGCAAATGTTTCTCCAGCTGATGCTCGCACTGCCGCATCAGCTTTGGGCGGAGCTGACGTTTTATCTGGTGCCGCCACTGCTGTACTGGGCGGCTGACGAACAGTAGCGCCTGTGGCATCACTGATTGCGTCGTCTCCTCCAAGTTCCGCGGCAGAAGAACTAACTACTAAACCACCTGCGTCAGTAATAATTGTCATTTAGTATCCTAAAATAAATTTGAGTAGCCAGCAACTGATTCTCTAGCTACAGAAGGATCAGGAGCGTTAGATGACGCCGTGGGTACTATCGGGTTATCAATTCGTTCACCAGGACTAGTAGGAGATGCTTTTTCTTTTGGACCGCTGAGAATATCACCCATTGTTTCTCCAATTAAAATAGCTGGATTTTTTACAGTGCCTCTGTTTGTTTTAAGTGGGATACCTGCAAGAACACCACCTTTGATTTGATACTCTACAGTGCCTTTGCTGCCAACTTTAAATTTGAAATCAGATATCATAAAAGGAAAATATTTTTCTACTATCGCTTGTGAGTCGCTGCCTATTGTTTTGGTTGGGGTGGTTCCCGAAGAACCTACCTTAGTTAATTTGCCGGTGTCATCATACCCGTAAAATGTCAATACCATACAGTAATGAGCCACTGACAGATTGGGCATGTTAACTCCCATTTGATATCCAGCATTTTTCATTAAATCTTTGTAGGCATTGCCCATGCATTCTAATAATGTAATGCCTGTGGGTTCAAATATGCTAAATGACATATCTGTAAAATTGTGTGTCATTCCGGTAGCTCCGGTCAATGCAGTTTTAATTGTAAAATTGTCTAAATAAAAATCATTTTTAAAATACTTGTTTCTACCCGACGGAGATCCATTGGGGGCTTGGTCACGTTTACTGTCACCGGCGCCGCCGCTAGACATTAGTAAACTCCAAGAAGCTGTGTTGGCTTTACCAAATGCAAATAAATTAGAAATTTGTGCCGGAGTCAACATACAGAGACTTAGATTGTAAGTGTAGCTGGCATAATTATCTAATATGTTGGGTTGTGGTCGTATTAAATTGTTGTAGGCAAAGTTTGCTTCACTAAAATTTTTGCCAGGAGTATTGATGCCAGAATCATCATTTGTAGCACCTGCTCCAGGTTGACGATAAGCGTGCGCACTTTCGCCAGCGGGAGCGGGTGGTGTGGCTTGGGTAGATGTTATTTGTCTAACGTTGTCACCTAGCCCAGAAGCATCGTACAAATCTCCAGTTTCTGGATTGCGTCGAAAGTTGCTTACTTGCCCAGTTTCGTCAACGAGTATTGTTGGTGTTGGTTGAGTCATATTAGAATCCCAACGTGGCTTTTAGAGTTGTAATAGTGGGCAAATATATTTGTGTTTGTGACGTAAAATCAACAGGTGGTTTAGTCAACGTGTTGGGATTACGTTGATAAAACACCCACCATAAGCCAGCATTGTCGTACAAATCATAAGCTAACAAATCTGGTCTGTACTGATATGTGGTATTAATAGTAAAAAGTTGGTCATCGGCTAGTTTGGGAATTGGTCGGTTAACCATTACGTCTAGAAAAAACTGACTGTACCCAGATAGGTAATACGGGCTAGTTGGAGTGTAATTTGTAGTCATTACCAAAATCCTCCTTTAATTAAATTACCGTTGGCAAAGTTTTTAAGACTAAACTGTTTACTGACTTGTGATCTGCTTTGTATTGGCAACAGTGTCAACTGTATTTCCATTTTGGTAGGCACATATGTGGCTTCATTGGTTGCCAAGTTAGGCACACCGGGTCTTGATGGTAGTGCGCCTTTAGTAGTAAACGCCGACGCCAATCTTTGTAGTTGTCCAAAAATTGCGTTAGTGGCCACTTCTTGTCTGTCTCGTCGTGTGGTAAGATTAAGACCAACGTTGTTGGGACTACCAGCTCTTATGTAGTCAACATCTGCAGGTAAATTGTAAGAAAAATTTGAAACTACACAAGGATGTCCGTTAAATTGATATTGTCCTAACCCTGTTATGTATACCAAGGGAGGGGGCGCACCTCTTTGAGCATCTTGTCCGTAAAACATTTTTGTTACTGATTTAAAAAATGTAATTACTGCCAGTAAATAGTTTGCCTGTACTGTATCTTGTGCTGTAAATTGTGCTGTTAAACTAACAGCATCAGTGTAGCTGTTTTTATAGTAATATCCTCGATAATTACTATGTGTTAAATCATACGAGTCATAATTGGCTTTGTAGTTGGTTGAAATGCCAGGGGTGTATGGAAAAATTACCCCATTGGTTATTTTGAGTGGTTCCAGTAGTCCAGCGTCGGGCGCTTTGTACAAATAATCACTATTAGGGGCAAGGCTAAGTTTAACTCGCCAATCTCCGTTGTTGGGTTGTCGGCGTTGTTGGGCAAACGTTTGTTGTTGTCTAGCCTGTTGGGCAAAAGCCTCAGTTTCATTGGCGTACAACTGTGCTTCTGTTATGCCAACTTCTATATCTACGTCGCCGGCGTCTACTCCTTGTGCTCTAGAAATCGCATTGAGTTGATCAGGAGTCAGCGAGGCTGGCTGTGAGGTAAACCGCGTACCATCAAGTGCGGCCTGCTCAGATGCGGTCAAATCTGGAACAAAAACAGGATCGTTATTTTCGTCGAGTTGGTACCCCGGTAATAAATTTCCTTCTTCGTCAAATGCTCCGCCAAAAGGTTGTACAGGGGTTGGGTTTAAAGTTGCCATATGATTTCCTTATCTAATATTTATTAATTTAATTATGTGCTAACATTATTTGGTTAGCCAGAACGCTTGACAACGGGGGTAATTATGTTAAAATAAATACACTATTAGGAGACACACATTGGCTGTTCAACGAACCCCCGCAAAGCAAAATTATTTAAATAATCGAGACATTTTAAAACAAATACACTTGAGCAAAAACACATATTGTAGCTTTTTGGATCCAGTTAATGACCATCAATATGACATTATTTTGCCCACTTTGGCCAAGATCAATGTCCGCACTGTGGCAGAAGCCAGGCGAAATCGTGCTGATCGAATCAAACGAGAAACAGGTGTAGAAGTGGATCCTAAAAAAATACCCAATACAGACTTGGTGTTTCGCATCATTGCATGGGAACATATTCCTATGGCTCCAAAAAAACTCACAAAAGCTCAGGTAGCAGCAAGCAAAAAACGCAAGGTAGAAGATATTTTTGATTTTGAAGTAGACGAAGAAGATGATCCACTGGCTGACGTTATAGTTGATCCGGTACTTGATTTAAAGCATGTCAAAATACCGTTCCCGCCATTTTTTCACTATCGAATTGCGGCAGATAAAAAGCCATATCTAGTGGGTAAAAGTCACTGGAAGGGTGATTTAGAGCATGGAGAGTTTTCAAAAGATCATGGCAAAATGACCAACACATTGGCCACTATGTTGATTAAATTGTGTGAGAAATATGCCACTAGATCCAACTGGCGTGGGTACACTTACAACGAAGAAATGCGTGGAGCGGCATTGGTTCAACTGTCGCAGATTGGACTACAGTTCGACGAGTTTAAATCACAGAATCCGTTTGCCTATTACACTGCCGCTATTACCAACTCGTTTACCCGTATATTGTTGTTAGAAAAGAAAAATCAAAATATTCGTGACGACATGTTGGAAATGAACGGTCTTAATCCTAGTTGGACCCGTCAGAATGCCGGCAAGAAAGATCCTAACTTTGGTGCTGTAGTCACAATTACATATCCTGACGATTAATTGAGCATTAAATCACACACTATACCCATAGCATTTAACGCAGGGTGTTATGGAACTTATTTAGAATGGGCGTTGACCAGTTTGACCAGTCAAGAGCCTATTCAACTGCCGTTTACACAAATAGGAAATAGTCACTTATTTTTGGGAAATCATTTAAGTGATCTAAGCGAATGGCGCAACTACATTAGTAACGGCGCTACCCACGACTTTGTAAGATTACATCCTAAATCAGTAGGCGACAATAGTTTGATTGACAATTTGTTAACATTACTTTCAAGACACGACAAAATTATTCATTTGTTTCCAGATGAATCAACCTATTTGTTAACCGCAAATAATCAGTTTACTAAAGTAGCCAATGATTGGTGGGAGTACAGCTTTGGTATAGACTTAGATCCCAATCGAATTTACAACAATTGGCCCGTTGGTAAAAATACGCCTATGAAAAATGTGCCTGACTGGATTAAACGTGAATTTTTAAGTTTACATTACTGGGGCATGTGGGACAGTCAGTTAGAATGGCCACAATTTAAAAATTTTAAACATCCTAGATGTTGTGATGTCACTGTTTCAGACTTATTAAACGACTTTGAAAATACTATTTTACGAATTGGTAAATTTTGTAATTTGTCGTTTAAAAGACCTGTAAAAGATTTGTTACCCGCACATAAAAAAATGCTATCATTACAGCAACATATGGCAGAGGATTTCAATAGCAAGCAACTGCTATCCAATGCGGTCAATAGCGGTGATTATACCTGTCCAGAACTTTCACTTTTGAGCTCAAGTTGGGTGCAACACCAATTAAGAGAAACAGGGTTAGAATTGGCATGCCATGGGCTTGACAAGTTCCCAACAAATAGTGTAGTATTACAAACAATCATTTATAAGGCAGACAATGGGGTTATTTAAAAAAACAGCAGTGTGTACTGATATTCACTGGGGTCTTAAAAGCAACAGTATTATTCATAATCGCGATTGTGAACAGTTCATTGACTGGTTTATTGAAAAGGCCAAAGCAGAGGGTTGCGAAACTGGCATGTTTTTAGGTGACTGGCATAATCACCGTGCCAGTATTAATTTACAAACTCTACAGTTTAGTTTGCGAGCGTTGGAAAAACTTTCAGCGGCATTTGAAAAATTTTATTTTATTCCTGGCAATCATGACTTGTACTATCGTGATAAGCGAGATATCCATGGAGTAGAGTGGGCCGAGCATTTGCCCAATATTCAAATTGTTAACGATTGGTTTAATGAGGGCGAGGTAGTTATTGCACCGTGGCTTGTGGGTGACGATCATAAACGATTGTCTAAACTCAAAGGCAAATATCTGTTTGGACATTTAGAACTTCCGCATTTTAAAATGAATGCTATGGTAGAAATGCCTGATCACGGTGAGGTTAGTATTGATCACTTTGGCGGTTTTGACACTGTGTTTAGCGGACATTTTCATCTTAGACAACGTCGTAAAAATATTCAATACATAGGCAACTGTTTCCCACACAATTTTGCCGATGCCGGCGATGAGGCTCGTGGTATGATGGTATTGGAATGGGACAAAGAACCTGAATTTTATGCCTGGCCAGGGCAACCATTGTATCGTGTTGTCAAACTGAGCGATGCTATTGACCATGCTCAAGATATTTTTAAACCCAATATGCATGTTCGTATTGAGTTAAATATTGACATTAGCTACGAAGAAGCTAATTTTATTAAAGAAACATTTATCAAAGATTACAATTTGCGTGAATGTGCTCTTATGCCTATCAAAAACAACAACGTAACTTTAGATCTTGCGCCGGGCGATATTAAATTTGAAAGCGTAGATCAAATTGTAACAGATCAACTTACTAATATTGATAGCGATTTTTACGATCCCAAACTGTTATTAAAAATTTACCAAACTTTATGAATTTAGAGTTAGACACAGCGGTCAAAGAATTAGAATTAAAATACAATGTGTTGGGAAAATTTTATTTTTCTAACTTTTTTACTCCCACGGGCAAAAAAGATCTACACAACTGGTTAAAGAGTTGTTATCAAGAAAAATTTGAGCCTAAAGATCGGCTTTTGTTTATTCAAGACATAAACGAAGTTTATGAATATGATGATTTACCAGGATTAGCCAATACCACACTACAAAAATTTGCCGCTAAAATAGATATTTCTAACTGCTTTATTACAGTGGTCACACCAAATAAAAACATTGAAGCAGAATTAAAACAATCTAACGATTTATTTTGTAAGTCAGTTGATAATATTAACTTTCATCTTGTTCCTGGGCCTTCGTTTGATCCTGTTGTTTTCCCACAGTCGGACACGTTTTGTGTAGCACCGTGGGTTCACTTGTATGTTGGTACTGACGGTAACGTATTACCCTGTTGTGCTGGTACTCCAGAATACCCATTGGGCAATGTAAACAAAACTTCAATTTTAGAAATCATGAATAGCGATAATGCTATTAAGTTGCGAAAAAATATGATGACTGGTAAAAGATGTAAAGAATGTGCTAGTTGTTATTACAAAGAAGACAGAAATCTGCCCAGTTTACGAGAAAAATTAAACAATGATTTTAAAGAATTAAACATTGAAGTCGATGACAACGGCACTGTGTTAGATTTTACACCGTTGTCGTTAGACATTAGGCTTAATAAAATTTGTAATTTAAAATGTCGCAGTTGCGGACCGTATTACAGCAGTGCGATAGCACAGGAGTTTCAAGAAATTTACAGCATTAAAGATGAAGATTCATTGAGTAATAAACAACGCAAAGAAGTTTTACCTGAAATTTTATCCTATTTGCCCAAAGTTAAATCAATTTATTTTGGTGGCGGTGAACCTCTTATTATGTCGGAACAGTACACAATGACAAAAGAGCTTATTAACATTGGCAATACAGACGTTGGATTATTGTACAATACCAATTTTACTAATTTAACGTTTAAAGACACCAACATTTTAGAATTATGGAAAAATTTTACAACAGTTGAGTTGGCAATCAGTTTAGATGGTTTTGGTGCCGTTGCTGAATATTGGCGTCATGGTACAGTGTGGGGTGACATAGAAGATAACTTAGAGCGTGTTAAATTAGAAACACCGCACGTTAAAATTTTTGTTGCCTCAACCGTAGGGATAGTCAACGTAGAAAATTTAATATTATTTCAACGAGCGTGGAGCAACAACAAGCTCAAGCTATCACAGTTTAGCATTCGACAAATAATACAAAATAGCCCAATGTCAATTCAAGTTTTACCCGAACATCATAAAAATCGCCTAGCGGTCATTATTCAAGCACACATAAAATGGTGTCAGGCTAATTTAGCCGAAGAGCTTGCTAATGAATGGCAAGACGTGTATAATTTTATGTTAGCTAGTGATGAAAGTTACTTATTGTCACAGTTTAAAGAGCAAACATTGTTACTAGACAACCACAGAAATGAATCTTTCGTTGAGGTATTTCCACAGTATGCTGACTTATTACTAATATGATACAAATTAAAAAACTTTCAGTACGAAATTTCATGAGTGTAGGTAACGCTACTCAGGGCATTAATTTTGATCGGCAAGATTTAACGCTAGTCTTGGGCGAAAATATGGACTTGGGCGGAGATGGTAGTCGTAACGGTACAGGAAAAACTACAATTATCAATGCGTTATCGTACGCTATGTATGGTGTGGCGCTCAGTAACATACGCAAGGACAATCTTGTAAACAAGACTAACAGTAAGAATATGGTAGTCAGTTTGGATTTTGCGGTAAATGGACAAGAATACAAAATAGAACGTGGGCGTAAACCTAATGTTCTAAAGTTTTATGTTAATAACAAAGAGCAAGAATCTGAGGACAATTCGCAAGGAGACAGTCGCGAAACCCAAGATGCTATCGAACATACATTGGGCATGACACACGACATGTTCAAACATATTCTAGCACTCAACACTTACACAGAGCCGTTTTTAAGTTTAAAAGCTAATGACCAGCGCACAATTATTGAACAGTTACTTGGCATTACGTTGTTGAGTGAGCGTGCTGATAAAGTAAAAGAACAAAATCGCGGCACTAAAGATGCTGTTACGCAGGAAGAATTTAGGATTCGTGCTGTACAAGAAGCAAACAAACGTATTGAAGAACAAATTGAAGCATTAAAACGTAGACAAACAATGTGGGCTAATAAGCATGCGGAAGATATTAAAAAGTTGGAGGTTGCGCTTGAAGAATTACAAAAGATTGACATTGACGCGGAAATTGTTGCGCACAAAGATCATAAGGCTTGGGACCAAAAACGCAAAGACATCAACGATCTGTCAACGCAGATCAGTCGGACCAAGCTCGACTATGATCGCGAAAACAAGAGCATTAAGAAACTTGAAAGTGAAATTGAATCACTTGAGTCTCACACATGTCACACTTGCGGTCAGGCCTTCCACGACAAAAAGCACCAACTGGTCATGGAAAATAAGCAGAAAGATTTGGCAACGGCACGAACGGCAAGCCAAGGGCATGCCCAATTATTGGCAGAAATGGAGATTACCCACACGTCCTTGGGCGTGTTAGGCAAGCCGCCCAAAATGTTTTATGATCATGAAGAGGAAGCTATTCATCATCGTAGTAGCCTAGCTTCTCTACAAAAGCAGTTAGAGGAAAAACAGTGTGAGATTGATCCGTATGATGAACAAATTGAAGACATGCAGGGGCAAGCTCTGCAGACAGTTAGTTATGACACACTCAACGAGCTTACTAGACTACAAGAACATCAGGAATTTTTGCTTAAACTTCTAACAAGTAAAGACTCATTTATCCGCAAGAAAATTATAGAACAGAATTTGAGTTATTTAAATGCTAGACTAACACACTATTTGGATCGTATTGGATTACCGCATACTGTAGTGTTTCAAAATGACTTAACAGTTAGTATTGAAGAGCTGGGACGTGAATTAGACTTTGACAATTTGAGTCGTGGTGAGCGTAATAGGTTAATTCTCAGCATGAGCTGGGCCTTCCGTGACGTGTTTGAATCCTTGTATCAGCCTATCAACGTGTTGTTTATAGACGAAATGATCGACAACGGTTTAGATACCCAAGGTGTAGAATCAGCATTGGCATTGTTAAAGCAGATGAGTCGTGAACGACACAAATCAATTTGGTTGGTCAGCCACAGAGACGAACTAGCCGGGCGAGTAGAGAACATACTCAGAGTGGTCAAGGAAAATGGCTTTACCAGCTACAACACAGATGTAGAAATTGCGTAGAATCAAGGATGAAATAATTTATGGACGACATTATTGTTAAAGATAATTTTTATTTACGCAACGCTGGTCCTAAACATTTTCTTCAAATTATACTCAATAAAAAACATGAATAAAATTCAAATTGAGTTGGAACACAAACAGTTGGTCAATAGTAGGCTAACAGCAAACGAGATCGACATAGCCAAAACCTCGTCGCACAATTGGGTAATTAAAAATTCAGAAGAGTCGCAGAAGATCTGTGTGTTTTTTGAGCCATGGGGTATAGATCCTATATTACGAATTAACGGATTTTTGATTAATAAATGGTTAGGCAATGTTGAAATGCAGAGTCATTGTTTACAATTTTCAATTACCCAAGATTTTTTTAAATACTACAGAGAAAAAGACCTGCAGGGACGCTTAGACAGTTTAGGAACCAACAACAGAGATGTAACTATTGACCGAGTTGTTGGAAGATCCAGCAATAGCGATCTTGTTGTTGTGTTAAAGGAAAAGATACTTGAAAAAAGCAATATTAGTTAGTATTCCGTTGGCTGAGTCGCTTTATCCATCGGCGGGCATAGCCGCCATTACTCCAATTTTTAAAAACAACGGATTTGATGTTGCTGTGTCTGATCTTAATTTAGAATTGCACCAAGCTCTTAACAACTTAGATTTGGAAAATATGCACAACTGGTGTGAGTTAATTGCACCGTTAGAGCCGCGGGTGCAAACTACTATTACTGCTTTTTTACAAGAAAAAATTCAAGGTTGGATTTTACAACAACCCGACTGTATTGGAGTTAGTGTGTTTACTTTTAATAGCATAACTTTTGCACAGTTATTATTGCCCATGATTCGAGAACAAATTCCCAATTGCATGTTGTTGGTTGGGGGTGCTGGAGTTAGTAGCTCGTTAAAAGCAATTACAGATTATACCACGTTTGGTCAACAGATTTTAGATCAAGATTGGGCAGATCATGTTATATTTGGCGAAGGCGAACAAAGTCTAGAGGCATTGTTAACTGATCGAACACATCCGGGTTTAGATAAAAATAATGTCGTACAAATCAAAGACCTTGATCAGTTGCCGTTGCCTGACTACAGTCCGGTAGATTTTTCTCAATATCAAGACAGTCGTTTATTAATCACTGGTAGTCGAGGATGTGTTCGAAAATGCACGTTTTGTGACATCGAAACCATATGGCCTAAATTTCGATATCGATCTCCTGAGAGTTTGGTAGCTGAGATGGTTGCCCATGCCAAGGAATACAATATCAAGAGATTTGAATTCACTGACAGTTTAATAAACGGTAGTGTGTCCAATTGGATTCGTTTTAATCATTTGTTGGTCGAAGCAAAAGCAAAAGATTCATTCTTGCAAGATATTAGTTATAGCGGACAATTTATTTGTCGAGACAGTGTTAATCAACCCAAGATCATGTACGAGCTGATGCATTACGCAGGTGTAAGGCAAATTACAGTAGGCATAGAAAGTTTCAGTGAAAAAATACGCAACGCAATGAAGAAAAAATTTAATGACCATAGTATTGATTATCATTTGGAACAATGCGGTCGATGGGCTATTCCAAATATTTTTCTTATGATAGTAGGACACCCAGAAGAAACCTTAGAAGACCACTATATCAATATAGATCGGTTGCATCGTTACAAAATTTATTCTGATATGGGAACAATTTTTATGATACGATGGGGCACTACTATGCACATAATAAAAGATACTCCGTTATACAGAGATCAATTATATCAAATTGAAGATGCAGATCACAACAATTCTGACACTTTGTATGCCTGGCTATCACTGGACAATCCAGATTTAAATTTAGTTGAGCGAATTCGAAGAAGAGTTGAACTGCATGAGATCAGCTTTGATCTAGGATACAGTCAACCTAATTCTCGAGCAGAACTAAAAAAAATGTCAAATCTACTAGATGATTATCAAATAACCAATACAAAACCAAAAAAACTAATTTATCATTTAAATGCAGAAAAAAATTAACTATTGTAGGTGTACAGTCATAACTACTAGTCTATGGTATGGCTGTACGAAAACACTACAATTATTGAATTACCCGAGGACTGTGTTGGGTTTGTTTATTTAATAACAAATCTTGCAACAGGCCGAAAATACATAGGCAAAAAACTAGCAAAATTTAGTAAGACAACATATCGAATAGTAAAACAAAAGAACGGCATCAAGAAGCGCAAAAAAATACGAAGCAAAATAGAATCAGACTGGCAACAATACTATGGCAGCAACGAACAACTCAATCAAGACATACTGGCGCTAGGCGCTGACAACTTCACAAGGGAAATATTATTTTATTGTAAATCAAAGGCAGAATGTAGTTATGTTGAAGCCCGAGAACAATTTAATCATAGAGTACTAGAGTCAGACGATTATTACAACGGACAGATCAGCGTTCGTGTACATGGATCGCATATAAAAAATAAAATCAAACAGTAATACAAACAACACAGTAAGGCAACTAAACGACTCTGTTTGATCGAGAATGCTCGATCCCCGTTGAGGATATGTGCGATACCATATTCGGATAGAAGGAGCAAATGCTCACTCGGGTGTCAAAGGAAAAAGCTAACTTAAGGCAACAAATGGTTTGGGCTCCGTTGAAAAAGATACGACCCATGCTTATAGGACTTGGATTTATTATTGGGTCACTAGGGTTCCGTTGAGATGTGAAGCTAGAGTAGGGGGTACCGATCAACCGCCTCCGTCGTAAGTGTATTACGAATCTCTTTATAATAAATGACTGTGAGGCTCAGATGAAGTCCCGTTACGTTCACCCGTTTGTCGGGTGAACTATGACTGAAAGGTCTAGATGAAGTATCTTAAAAGCAATCAATTAAAAAAATATTGTGAGCGATAGCGAAACAATAGACTTACGAAGTAGGTCTTGAAATAACACAAAAATATATCAAATTTAAATTCTTTTAAAAAATTGTATTGTGTTAACTGAAAGTTTTAAAAGAAAGGTAATCCACTTTTCTTCGTTGTTTCAAGATGATCTTTGATCATATCATTCCATATTTTTCTTTGATCTGGAGACAGAGCAAAGGCATCAGACCACATCAGGGATCCTCTACTGTACCATGCGATGTCTGTCGCCTCTTTGCTAATAGTCCTTACTTCGGTGTCAAACTGCTCAAGCAGTTTTTCTATTTCTTCAGGTGCTAGAGCTAAGAGGCGTCCGCGAAAAAATTTGCCATGTCCAACGTTAGCGACTGCTGATACTCGTGTTGACAGCTCGGGCATTTAATTTTAAGAGGTTTTATTTCTGTTGCTGATTTGAGATCAGTTACTGTTTCTTCTACACGTTTAAACAGTTTTCTATCACAGTTGTTTAAAAAATCCTCAATGTAATTGCTTTCGCTGACTAATGTAGTAGGCGTTTTAATAGCTTTGATACTATTAGTCAATGCTTTTACTGTCAATTGAGTTATTTTCATAATGGTTTGACTGATAACTTCCATTTTTTTCTCATCAGTTACGTCTTTACCTTGTAGATATTCTGCTGTTTTTTGATTTTCAAATTGAAATTTATTGTTATCGTTGAGATCTCGATATGTCAACGGTTTAAAATACAGTGTTAGGTCGTCGTGTTGCAGTTCTTTAGAATAATCAGCGGAGCCAATTTGATCTAAAATTAATCGCAAATCAATTGCGTGTTCTGTTGAGGTCAAACATGATGGGCAAGTACTGTCAAAGTTCATTTCTGGCCCGTAACTGGCTATTCTAATTCCCACCAAAATAGTTTCAAAATCTATCGATGGAACTGCCCAAGCGTTTTTGATATTGGGCATACAGCTTTGAATAACTGTAGCGACTGCTTCACCGTTAAACAAGGCATCTGGCGTTCTGTACGTGATTTCATCAATGGCTGTCATGGGTAAAACAGGAAATTCGCGTGATTCTGTCATTTCTATGCTGCCAGGCTCATAATAATTGCCTTGAGAGGGCAATCTAATGTAGATAGTAGGGTGTCGAAAATATTGATTTAGTGGGTTGTTAATAGCCATGATTTACCTTTAATAAATAGTAATATACTTATGGCTAACTTTTCACTACAAGAATTAAAAGACATCCAAGCTGAATACACTCGAGCTCAAGCTGAAGGTATACCAATATCTAAAGAATTGGCGCAACGCTACAAAGATGCTACTGTTGGCATAAAAAATTACTCAAGACAATTAGAAGGATCGTTGAAACAGTTTGGATCATCTCTGTTGACCTCTGTACTGAGTAACGAACGCGGTGCTTCCAAATACAACGGAGCATTGACAGCAGGTGCTGATGCGTTTAGTGATTTTGCAATGAAATTTGGCCCGTTGGGTATGGCAGCTGGTTTAGCCACAAAAGGTCTTACTTTATTTGTAACAGCAGTGGCAAAACAATCTGACGCACTTTTTAAAACTTATCAAGATCTAAGTCAAACTGGTATTACTGGTGCCAAAGGCATGCGTGGTGTGTTTGAAAATCTACAAGATTTTGGATTTACAGTTGACAAGATAGGTGAATACACATCATTGTTACAGTCCAACTCAGACACACTTGTGCGTTTTGGCAACACTGCCAATGAAGGTGCTGCTAGGATGGGTGACATTACCAAAACTATTCGTGACAGTGGCGCTGGTAAAAATTTACGTTTGCTGGGCATGAGTTCAGAAGCCATTGCTAACTCTACACTAAGTTATGCCAAACTGCAGGCCACACTGGGTCAAAGTCAAAAAATGACCGACCAAGATTTGATAGACGGCGGCATTGCGTATGCTGAAGAGTTATTGAAAGCCAGCAAGTTGACTGGCATGAGTCAAAAGGATTTAATGGATGCTGACCAGCGTGCGGTGACTGACGCACAACTGGGATCTTATTTAAATTTAGAATATGAAAAAGCTCTAAACGTTGGTACAAAAGAAGCAATGGACGATTATGAAGAGCGCAAGACTCGTATTCTGGGCGAAAACAGAATGATGGAAAGTCGCAGTAAAGAATTAGGCGAAGCGTACCGATCATTGCGTGCCGGAGGAACACTTAACGAAAAAGCTCTAGCGGCATTGAGAACAGTGCCCAATGCGGCGGCTGCTATTGCTAGAGGGGCTAGTCAAAATGAAATAGCAGATATATTAAAGCGAGATGTACAGGAATATGGCACATCAATTAATACAATTAGACAGGTAACAGGCGAAAATAAAGCCTTCTTGGGAGTACAGTCAAGTAACTCAGCAGTAGATCGTAAAAATGCCAGCGACAGCGAAAAAGCAGCCGATAAAGAATTAAATGCCACAGACAAAGCAACCAAATCGGCTGTTGAGTTAGACATATCACAACAAAATATCACACAGGCATTTGACAGTTTGACAAATTTAGGAATTATGCCTGTCACAGCCACACTGGCTGGATTTGCCAATGCTATAGATTTTTTATTGAATCCGTTTGGGCGAAATCGCCGCGGTGGGGCTGCTGAAGCTGATAAGCAAAACGTAGCTGCCAGTCAAGGATCCACTGCAGAGTCAATTAATGCCGGGGCAGCTGGGGAGTTAACTAAAAAAGAACAAGAAGCAGGTAATGTCAATGCTGATGGAACCCCCAGAGCGTCGACCCCACCCAAACCTGTTACTGTGCCTAAACCTGAAACTACTAAAACAAACTCACAAAAAGAAGTACCAGCAGGTAGTCCAGAAACACCATCTTCAGATAAAACAACTGGATCAAAAAAAGAACCAATGTCCAATCCAGCTCCGTTGCCTGAAGCACCGTCTAGTACAGCGCCAAAATCTCCGACAACTACTGCAGCCACAGACGTAGCAGGTCCCAAAACTCCCGATAAACAACGTGGGTACGCAAATGGGGGAGTTGTGTCAGGGCCAAGAAGTGGATACACAGCTACCCTGCACGGCACAGAAGCCGTAGTGCCGTTACCTGACGGTAAAACTATTCCCGTTGACATGCCTGATTTAAGTGGGGTATTAAACGATCAATCAGAATTGCTGTCAGGTGTATTATCTACCTTAGATGATATTGTTAAAAACATGGAAGCACAAGTGTCTGTTTCTAAAAAAATATTACAGAGACAAATGTAAAGTAAACTATGGCTGATGAATACACTGCTGAAGAAATATTAGAAGTACAGTCTGAAATAGCACGCTTGCAACAAGAAGGTAAACCCATACCTGAACATTTAGCCAAAGCGTATTCAGACATAGCTAGCGGTGTTAAAAATCATACTGATGCTATTGAACAAAGTTTTAAACGTTTGGGTAGTTCAATACTTACAGCAACCATTTCTTCTGAGCGGGGCGCAAAAAAATACGGATCTGTACTAGATGCAGGCGCCGGCGTTGTTGGTGCATTATCTAAAAAATCAAAAGGATGGGGTAGGCTTGCTTCTAACGGTGCATTGGCACTGGCGGGATTAGGCAAAGCATCCTTAGCAGCATCTGATACCTTATTTAAAAACTATCAAGATTTGTCCACTGTGGGCGCTACTGGATCTGAAGGCATGAAAGGTTTACTGGCTAATTTACATGAATTTAGTTTTTCTTTAGATGAAATGGATTCCTACAGTAACATGGTCAAGGCCAATTCAGACATCTTGGCTAGAGTAGGCGGAACCACTAATAAAGGACTAAAAGAACTAGGAAAAGTGTCAGAAGAATTGTTGGCTGGCGGATCTGACACAGAATTTTATGAAATGGGTATGTCTACTGAGGCAGTCAATGAAGGCCTAATGGCCTACACTAGACATCAAGCCCTACTTGGTAGATCAACTAAACTTAATCACGATGATAGAACCAAAGGCACTCGTGAATGGATAAAAACTCAACGTAATTTGACTAAAATAACCGGGTTGAATACCAAAGCACTAGAACAAATTGCGTTTGCAGCACAAAACGAAGCTAGATTTGGTAGTTATCTCACTGAGTTAGGTAAACGTGATCCCGAAGCAGTAACAAAATTAACTGCTATCAATCAAAAATTTACCGGACTGTACGGTGAAGACATGGCTCGTGGGTTTAGAGATTTATCTGTTGGCATTGTAGGCAATTCTGAAGAAGCTTCTAAATTTCAAAAAAGTTTTCCCGAAGCCGCTGAGTTAATTTTAGGCGGTGTAAAAGATGAAAAGCAAATTACAGATGCATTACAGAGAGATGCCAAACGCACAGCCGGATTAGTTAGAGGATTAAATCTTTATCAAAGTGAAACTGCAAGTATGTATTTGGACATAGCCACTTACAATAAAATAATGGCTGACAAAACATTTGATCAACGGCAACAGACTAGCAAAACCGAATTAACAGTAACTGACAAAGGTACAAAAAATGCGGCAGAAATAGCAGCAGCCAACAGAAAACTTGCGTTGACCAAAGATAATATTGTTGCGGCTGGGATAGCACCGGCATTAACTGCGTTTGTGGCACTAAATGAATTATTGATAAAAATAATACCTGGTGCCAAACCAATAGCCGCTCCCGGGGAAAAAGCCATTACAAAACCCATTGCTGGTGTATCTGGATTGGGAAGTTTAGCAGCCAAATATGAATCAGGTAGTAGGGGAAGTCAAGCCATTGGGTATGACTCAACAGGTGGAACCAGCTATGGCAAATATCAAATTGCCACTAAAACAGGTACTATGGATAAATTTATGGATTTTCTAAAACAAGATAATCCAAAAGCCTATGAAAGATTAAAAAATGCCGGACCAGCAGATTCAGGTAAAACTGGAAAATTTGCTCAAGAATGGCAAGCTCTAGCCTCTGAAGGTGTACTGGGAGATTCTGAACATAAATTTATTAAATCGACTCATTATGACAAAGCAATTACACAGTTGACAAATGTGCCACTGCAACAAATGATTTCTAACAGCGGTGCCTTACAAGAAGTAATGTGGAGTACATCTGTTCAGCACGGTGCGGCAGGGGCAAGAAAAATATTTGAATCTGTTTATCGACCAGGTATGTCTGAAAAAGATTTAATAAAAGCCATTTATGCTGAACGAGCTACTAAGTTCACCAGTAGCACTCCTGGGGTTCGAGCCAGTGTTCAAAATAGATTTATTGATGAACAAAGTCGAGCATTAGAAATGGTAACAGCCAAACCCAGTGCGGCTACCGGAGGAGTGATATCTGGACCTACAAGTGGGTATGAAGCAACGCTTCACGGAACTGAGGCAGTGATTCCCACAGGCAAAGGCGATTCAATCAAAATTAAATCTAGCAATCACATTGATTTAATAGACAATAACAACGGTAAAATGTCAGAACAGTTGACAAGATTGATTGTATTATCAAATGTAATTAAAGATCAAATTTCAGTAAGCAATAAAATACTTCAGTACACCCACTAATCAGGTAAATAATACACTATGAGTTGGAAAAAATTCTTTAAAGTCGCAGATGTCAACGGTCAACTGAGTCCTATTTCAGGTAAAAATAATCTGGGATTACCGGGCTACGCACGAAATACTGGCGGCGGATCTGGTGATGGAACTGGTAACAGTTTCGCATTTCGCAACTATGCCAGTAGACTTCCTGAAGTTTACTCAGGTCATCCCAATCGAATTGAACGGTACAATCAATACGAAAATATGGATTGTGATTCAGAAGTCAACGCATGTTTAGACATTATTTCTGAATTTTCTACTCAACTAAACCAAGACAATAAAACTCCGTTTGATATACATTTTTCTGAACAACCTACGGATCACGAAATAGATTTAATTAAAAAACAACTACAACAATGGTGTAAATTAAATCAACTCGATCAACGCATTTTTAAATTGTTCCGCAATACGATCAAATATGGCGATCAAGTTTTTGTACGTGATCCAGAAACTTTTGAAATGTACTGGATAGACATGGTCAAAGTTGCCCGTGTAATTGTCAACGAGTCAGAAGGCAAGCGCCCTGAACAGTATATTATTCGAGATATTAATCCTAATTTCCAAAATTTAAGTATGGCAGCCAAAACAACGAGTGACTACTATGTCAGTCGTGCTACTGGTAGTGTATCGTCAGGATCAAATTACAATGCGCCCAATGGCGGAGCAGGTGGTGGCGGAGGTGGCGGCGTAGGAAATAGTCGATTTACACAGGCCATGAATGAAACTTGTATTGACGCAAAACATGTCATACACTTGGGTTTAAACGAAGGATTGGATTATTTTTGGCCTTTTGGACAAAGTATTTTAGAGAACATTTTTAAAGTTTACAAACAAAAAGAACTGTTGGAAGATGCAGTATTAATTTATCGTGTACAGCGTGCCCCAGAGCGTCGTGTATTTAAAATTGACGTGGGCAATATGCCCAGTCACATGGCTATGCAATTTGTTGAGCGTGTTAAAAATGAAATGCACCAGCGTAGAATTCCCACAGTAACAGGTGGTGGCGCAAATATGATGGATGCCAGTTACAATCCACTATCAATCAACGAAGATTTCTTCTTTCCAGTAACAGCAGATGGTCGCGGATCTAGTGTAGATACCCTGCCAGGCGGACACGCACTTGGAGAAATTGACGATTTAAAGTATTTTAATAACAAAATGGCACGCGGATTACGTGTGCCAAGTAGCTATTTGCCAACCGGCCCGGACGACTCAGATCGTGCTATGAATGACGGTAAAGTAGGAACAGCATTAATTCAAGAATTCCGATTTAATCAATATTGTATGCGGCTACAAAAGCTGATTATGCAGAAATTAAACGATGAATTTAAACTGTTTATGCGTTGGAGAGGGTTTAATATTGACAGCGGTATTTTTGATATTTCACTAACTAATCCACAAAATTTTGCGTCATATCGTCAAGTTGAATTAGACAACACACGTATTGCGGCATTTATGCAGATAGAACAATTGCCATATCTAAGCAAACGCTTTATGTTAGAACGCTTCTTAGGATTATCCAAAGAAGAAATTATGGAAAATGAAGAGATGTGGCGTGAAGAACGTGATCAACCTGAGTTGTCGACTACACAAGGACAAGATTTACGTTCTGTGGGAATCACTCCGGGTGGAATTCAAGGCGATCTTGACACTGCTGCTGACTTGGGCTCCGGTGAAATTGAAGGCGGCACTGAAACAGTAGGAGCGCCAGGGTCAGTCCCTGTAAGTAATGCACCTGCCGGCACCGGGGCACCTCCGGCTTCTGGTGGATTGTAATAAATAGTATTATGTTCTTAACAGAAATTTATTCATCTACCCCGTCAGCTTATCAAGATTTGTCGCAAGACAATAGTCAAACCACACTCAAAGACTTGAGAAAAACACGTCTTACTCTAAGACAATTACGTCAATTACGTCAATTAAATGACATTAGGACCGTTGAATATAAACAAAAATTAGATTTGATTAAAAAACAATACGCTCCTGCTCCTGAAATGCCAGCCTTATAATACAATAAAAATCAAAAAGTAGTAGTTTTTACCCCCTTAATACGCTAATATTATACATTATGTGTAAATATTACAACGAGCCATAACCTAAGGAGAAACTATGACTACTAAATTTGAACAGTTAATTGAATACGTGATTAACGATGAACAAGACAAAGCCAAGGCGCTTTTCCACGATATCGTTGTTGAAAAAAGTCGTGAAATCTATGAAGACATCATGGAAGAAGAAGATGATGCTGAACGTGATGATCATGCTGAAAAAGCCGGTAAACGAGTTGCTAAAGATATCGAATACGATGAAAAACACGACAAGATGGACGAATCTATGGGTGGCGATGCCGCTGATGATTTGATGGCTGACGTTGAAGTTGACGAAGAAGGCATGTCAGAAGACGAAGAATTAGATGCTGAATTTGATGACGAAGCTGAAGAAGACATGGGCGATCATCATGATGACGTTGGTGGCAATGAAGAGTTAGAAGACCGCGTTGTTGATCTTGAAGATAAACTTGATGAACTAATGGCTGAATTTGAAGCTATGATGGGTGATGAAGGTTCTGAGTCCGAAGACGACGAATTTGAAATGGATGCAGACAGTGATGAAGTTGGTGGCGATGCAATGGCCGACGACGACACAGAAGAATTTGTTGATGTTGAACAGTTTTCTGAAAATGTCAGTTTAAAAGCTGCTCCAAAGCCAGTTACAGCTGAACCAGCAGGCACAGACAAAACTAGTCCTAACGCAAATAACAGTGGTGCCCGTGGCGCAATGGCACAACCAGTAAAAATGGTTGGCGATATTGCCAAAGGCGGAACACCAGTTAAAGCAGGTAATTTACCAGACGCAGGCAACTTTAAAAACGTCCCAGGTAAAGACGGCAGTAAATTAGCACCAGCACCCAAGCCAGTTACAACACAGGCTGCCGGCGTAAATGCTAAAACACCATTTCCTAAGGTGTAATTCCGAGATATGGCTCGATATCTAAAAGAACATCTAAGCTTCACTCAGGCAAGGGTTGAACTCTTGACTGAGGAAGCCGCAGATGGCTCCGGCAAAAGTCTTTACATGAAAGGCATTTGTATTGAGGGCGGCGTTAGAAACGCCAACGAGCGAGTGTATCCGGTTAATGAAATAGCCAAAGCAGTAGATACCATTAACGAACAAATTAAAACAGGACATTCTGTGTTAGGTGAAGTAGATCACCCAGATGACTTGAAAATTAATTTGGATCGTGTCAGCCATATGATTGAAAAAATGTGGATGGATGGTCCTTGCGGTTACGGCAAACTTAAGATATTACCAACACCGATGGGTCAGCTGGTTAAAACCATGTTAGACAGCGGTGTTAAATTGGGAGTTAGTAGTCGTGGATCAGGAAATGTCGACGACGCAAACGGACATGTCAGTGAATTTGAAATAGTCACTGTCGATGTGGTTGCTCAGCCAAGTGCTCCAAACGCATATCCCCAAGCAATTTACGAAGGTCTCTTAAATCACAGAGGCGGTCAACGATTGTTGGATATGTTTAAAGATCCGGCTAAAAGCAACAAAGCACAGAGATACGTCAAAGACGAATTAGTTCGACTAATACGTGGTCTCAAGATCGAAGGGAAATAATATGCTAGATGCTATTAAACCGTTACTAGATAGCGACTTGATCAACGAGGAAGCTCAACAACAAATCTCAGAAGCATGGGAAGCCAAGTTGAACGAAGCTCGTGAACAAGTACGTGTGGAACTCCGCGAAGAGTTTGCACAACGCTATGAACATGACAAGCAAGTGATGGTAGAAGCCTTAGATCGCATGGTATCAGAAGGTTTAAACGTAGAAATCGCAGAACTGAAAGCAGAGAAACAAGCTCTTGCTGAAGATCGCGTTAAGTTCCAATCTAAAATGAAAGAAAGTGCCACTAAGTTTAACGACTTTATGGTTACTAAACTTGCTGAAGAGATTGGTGAACTACGTCGAGACCGCAAAGCACACAATGAGTCTCTAACAAAATTAGAAGGCTTTGTTGTACACGCTTTGGCACGTGAGATTCAAGAATTTGCTCAAGACAAACGAGATGTTGTTGAAACAAAAGTTCGTCTAGTAGCAGAAGCACGTGGTAAATTGAATCAACTTAAATCACGCTTTGTAAAAGAAAGCGCAGACAAGATGAGTCAAGCTGTGTCCAAGCATCTAAAGGCAGAACTCAGTCAGTTGAAGGAAGACATTCAAATTGCTCGCGAGAACAATTTTGGACGTAGAATTTTTGAAGCATACTCCGCAGAATTCGGTGCTACTCACTTAAATGAGAAAGCAGAAGTACGTAAACTGCATGATGTTATCGCTCAGAAAGATCAGAAACTATCTGAAGCCATCAAATTCACCCAGAAGGCAAAAGTTTTGGTTGAATCAAAAGAACGTGAAGTACGTGTGTTAAAAGAATCCAATGAGCGCACCCGCACAATGGATGACCTGTTGTCTCCTCTAAACGAAGAGAAAGCAGAAATCATGCGTAATTTACTGGAAAGCGTTCAGACACCCCGTTTGAAATCAGCTTTTGAGAAGTATCTACCAGCAGTATTGGAAAACCGTTCACTGAAAACCGAGAAAAAGGTAATCAATGAAAGCGTTTCTGTTGCTACCGGTGATAAATCTGTTCCTGTTCAGCACGTGGAAGAAGATGACAGCAATGTTATTGACTTGAAGCGTTTGGCAGGACTGTAATTTAGACATTAAAAAGGGAAACTACTATGTCACAAGAATTATTAGAAAATCGTTGGGGTGAAACTAAAGAAGCGTTGCTCGAGGGCCTAAACGGCACCAAGCGCAATTCTATGAATGTAATCCTCGAAAACACACGTAAGTACTTGAAAGAGAACGCAAGTTCTGGTTCTACTGGTTCCGGCAATATCGCTACACTTAACCGTGTAATTCTGCCAGTTATCCGTCGTGTGATGCCAACTGTTATTGCTAACGAGTTGGTTGGTGTTCAACCTATGACAGGTCCTGTTGGTCAAATTCACACATTGCGTGTGCGTTATGCCCAGAACTTGACAGACAATTCTGCTGCCGCTACAAGCGTTACAGCTGGTCAAGAAGCGTTGAGCCCATTCACTATTGCTACTGCTTACTCTACTGTACCTAAGGACACTACAACTGCCACAGGTTACACAGGTAACAACACAGCAACAATGGAAGGTACAGGCGGTAAGCAAATTTCCATCCAGATCTTGAAACAAGCTGTTGAAGCTAAGACACGTAAGTTACAAGCTCGTTGGACATTTGAATCAGCACAAGACGCACAAGCCATGCATGGTATTGACGTTGAAGCTGAAATTATGGCTGCTCTGGCACAAGAAATCACTGCTGAAATCGATCAAGAGATCCTCTTGTCTTTGTCAACATTGGCTGCTACAGAGTTTACATACAACCAAGCTACTGTATCAGGTACAGCTACATTCGTTGGTGACGAGCATGCCGCATTGGCAGTTCTGATCAACCGTGTTGCTAACTTGATCGCCCAACGTACACGTCGTGGCGCAGGTAACTGGGCTGTTGTATCTTCAGCAGCATTGACTGTACTCCAGTCAGCAACAACTTCAGCTTTTGCTCGCACAACAGAAGGCACTTTCGAAGCACCTACAAACACCAAGTTTGTTGGTACATTGAACGGCGCTATGCGTGTGTTTGTAAACAGCTACGCTCCAGATACACAAAGCGTATTGGTAGGTTACAAAGGTTCTTCAGAGGCTGATGCCGCTGCGTTCTACTGCCCATACATTCCTTTGATGAGCTCTGGCGTTGTATTGGATCCAACAACTTTCGAACCAGTCGTATCATTCATGACTCGCTACGGATTCGTGGAATTAACAAATACTGCGAGCAGTTTTGGTAATGCTGCCGACTACGTGGGAGAAATCGCTGTCCAGAACCTTAGTTTCTCATGATTCAAAGGTATCAAAGATAGTAATAAACAACCCAGGGATGGGAAGTTACAAGAAACCACCGAAAGGTGGTTTTTTGTTGAGTGAAATTTCTGTTGTATATTATTTAAGTAAATGACAAACTTTGATAAATAAAAGTATGAACAAATACAAAACTTGGTATAATAACATAACGGAAAATGCAAAAAATCGTATGTTGAGTGGATACACGGAACGACATCATATCATTCCGCGTAGTTTAGGAGGATCTAATGATAAAGAAAACTTAGTAAATCTCACAGCAAGAGAACACTTTATATGCCACTGGCTATTGACCAAAATGCACACTGGCGAATCACGATCCAAGATGATTTATGCCCTAAATGGCATGAAACGAAATGGCAAATTTAACGAGAGGTATGAAACCAAAATAACCAGCAGAGTTTACGAAAATCTTAAAAAAGAATTTTCAGTCATACACGCGGCCGTAATGAAAGGTCGAGATCCTTGGAATAGAGGATATAAAGAAGATAGACCAGAAGTATTAAAAAATGTAAAACAAGCGGCACTTAAACGTAAACCGCAGTCTAAGGAATCAAGAGAAAAACAAGCACAAAAAACTCGAGGACAAAAACGCACAAACGAACAAAAAGCCAAAATGTCAGAAAGCATGCGAGGTATTAAAAAAGGTCCTATGAGCCAAAAAGAAAAAGACAAAAGATCAAAAGCTCTACTAGGCAAACCCAAACCTCCTGGGCATACTGAAAAGCGAATGGCAACACTTGCCAAACAGTTAGCCGAAGGTACGCATTATAGCCAACAAAAAAAGACTTGTCCACATTGTGGAATAGTTGCAAGCAAAGGCCCATACACACGATACCACGGCAACAAGTGTAAGTGCAAGCGGCCTAATACGCTCGAGCTGGCACGGTATCAACTGTAAACAAAACCCCCATGTTTGAAAACAACTTCAAAGACGTGTCCACTGAACAAATCTGGCAGAGAATCCTTGAAGTCAACGAGAAAACTCTGTCAGCGCCTCCGCATCTACGGCCCCAGCTTTATCAACAATATCTTTTATTAACAAACGAATACAGTCAGAGGTCAGATAAGTAAAACTATGAAGATATCCGAATTATCAATGAACGTAGGATCCTTAAATTCTAAAATTTCTCAGAATTTTGTTGACAAAAATATCAGTGATTGGTACACAAACGGTAAAACTATTGGCCAAATTGAAGACTATGATTTAAAAAAATTAAACAATATGTATTCGTTATGGGATAAAGATCAGTATGTTGCTTCTGCTGAACTAACCGACAGTTCTGAGGTTAATTTAATGCATGTTGATAAAAAATATCGTAGACGCAAAATTTTGTCTAAGCTATTATGGAACTTTAAAACACGGCAAGGTAGAAATAAATTAATACTTAATCAATATCACTCTGATGACTTGTATCGTGTTATTAAAACTGGTGGGTTATCGAGATTTAGAAAAACATGGCAAAATAATCAGGGGCAAGTTGAACCTTTTGACATAGACACGGTTGACAAATATTATTCGTACTCGAGCCCCACCGGCTGGAAGCCGGTGTTAGAAAACGACGGTGATTTTTCTGATATGCCCCACTGGACAGAAGGTAAAAATTGGATTACCGAAGATTATTCATGGCAAATTAAATAAAGCCCCGCAAGGGGCTTTTTTGTTGGTTAAATTTTGAATCAACTATTAATAAATACACTATTAAATAAAAGGATATTAAGATGGCACAAACCCCACCACCATATGTTGACA